TGTATTTTAGATAATACTCATTGTAAAGAGAAATATATTGATCAATGGATTGCTTATTTTAAAGACAAGCCTGAAGTAAATTTACAAATAAAATTCTTTGACATACCTCTTTGGAAAGCATTTGGAATTCTGAATTTCATATCATCTACACCAATCTTCTTTAATTCTTCATCAATAAGATTAATTTTATCTTGTAAAGCACTTTGTCTAGCTTTTTTGCTAGTGTAATTATTTCTTTTTGCTATAGCTGTTGTCATTTTATTTATTAATTGTTCTTGTGAATAATTTTTCTAACCATTCGTTTAATTTTGGTGAAGTGTCTTGCACTTGATCAATATACTTTCTGATATCATTGTCAAGATACCATTTAACGTACCCACGAGACGTTCTAAGGTCGATGGCTAAACCACTTGTTTTATTAAGCAGTTCTTCATTTCCAGTATACTTAAGCCATATATGTTGTCCACCACTTTTAGTTTGATATGCAAAATGTTCTGATAATTCTACTTGTATTGAATAAGATATGTTATCAAATCCTGATTTATCAGTATGATTATCATCTATATCTAATATAACATAAGGAGCATTAGGACATATGGCCAACCCGTAGCCTTCTGGTACATCACCTTCGAAGAACCTATTCTCAGGGACCATGCCCCACTTCACCACCGGACGCTTATCTTTTAAGAGAAAACTTTTCATCTATTTGTTTTAAAATTGGTATTAAATAATCATAGTTTTCTTCATTAACAGGATTTCCATAATGATTTATATTTCTTAAAAAATCATACGAACTAGTCGCTGTATAGCCATTTTGTGGGACTGTGTAAAGACACCCACCATGAGGCAGAAAGGGGTAATGAAAATAAAAACCATTATCTTTATTTAATTGCGAATCATAACCTTTATCTTGCACTGAAGTGCGTAATTGTTGAAATTCTATAACATTATTAGCTCTACAACAAAGTCTTTCCATTAGAAAGTGTATTCGTCCATTGCTCTAGTAGTGTTCCAAAAATTCTTGTAATTCTTACTAGCGGCCCAATTCCATAGTCTATCAATTTCTTCTCCAATAAATTTATCGGCCGCTATTTCATAAGCTAAGTCTTCTCTTAAATCATCCTTACTAAGGCCCTTATGTTGAGCATAACCTATGCAAGTAATTACTGATAAATTTCTATTACCTTCTGCGAATGATATTTTGTTATCGTCTATAAATTTTCTCATTGTGTTTTGTTTTATTAAGAAATATTAGCATAAGGATTTTCTGAAATCCATAATTGCATTTCTGCATCAGATTTAAATCCAATACTAGCAAAATCCATACCATGATCTGACATAGTTCTCCAGAATTCTTTGTTGTTTTTGGGATTAAATGATGATGCATTTTGCATACTTTTCAATTCATTGAGAAGACGCTCTATCTCATTATTATTTTGTGTATTATTCATTTTTAGTATTATTATATTCCCATTTAAAATTATTAAAAAATTTTCTTTTATTTAAACAACAATTAGAAATACATGTGGCAGAAATATTTAATGTTCTACTGGCATCTGTTATACTTGGCCAATTTTTAATAAAATTATATTGTCTATTTTTGAAAAGATTGTCTGTGTATGTTTGTTTTAATTTCCAATTATTTATTAATTCACGATTTTCATCAATGACTTCTACACACCAATATTCTGGTAAAATAAAATCATCCATTTTTATTCTATATTTAATTTTACTAAAAAATCTTTTAAATAATCTAAATTTTCTTCAATATCTTCTTTAATAACTTCTTCTTCTTCAGTATGAAGGACATATTTTATAAATTGATCTGTTGTTATCTCTACAAAACCATTTCTAATTCTACCTTGAGAAAAAGCAGGTCTAGAACCTTTTTCACAGATTCACCAAAATCATTCAATGAGCCTAAATAACAATTTACAAAACCATTTAAATATGCATTAGAAACAATACTAAAATATTCACCAACAATTTTTTCATTTTCTTTTGTTATTCTTATAGACCATTTTTCTGGTAAAGTAAAATTATTCATCAAATTAACGTCTTGAGTAAGTTGAGTTCTTCTTTACTAATTATTTGAGTTTCTTTCCAATTCTTAATGATTTTTAAAACAATTTCGAATTGCTTCATTGTTTCATTGAAAAATTCTAAACCTTTCTCGCTAGTAAAAAAGTTTTCTGTTTTAAGGATGTTTTCAGTTATTTCTATGTACTTATCAGTAACTTTTGTAACATCATAACCTCTATCAGTATACTTTATCAATCTTTCAAATTGTCTTAAAATTCTTTTTGTATTCCAAAAATTTAGATCGTAAAAATAAGGATTCCAAGTATTCCAAGTACAATCTTTACCCGTAGTTTCACGAAGAGATAGGAACTTTTTTGATTTAATGTCATAACCTTGAGCTATAATATCTAAATCAAAATTAGCTATAACATCAAAAACATTGTTGTTGTTCTTTTTGTATACTACATTAATATCAACCAATAAGTTATATTTGAATTTGATACTAATTAAACCAATTTTATTTAATGAAGAATTCTTATTATTAGTGTATTCTTCAAATTTATGCTTTTCTAGTGGATCAAGAATAGTGAACATGTTATTATAGTACATGAAAAAGAGCAGCTTCGTGAAGCTACTCTCATCATATACAAACACATCAATATCTTGACCTTCGAAGTAATCTAAAAGACATGAACCGGTAATACAACCATTAATATCTTGTTCTTTCAGTAACTCTATGGCCTTATCTATATGTTGTTTCATTATATTACGATTAAATTATTTTAATTTTTCAACGTTAGCTGTAACTGCAGCTAAGATTTCTTCAATACTATAAATAGCATTTAACTTAGTTAAACCTTCAGAAAAGTAATCTCCAACCGATTCAATAGCATCAATTGCAGAAAATTGAGCCATCATATCATTAATTTGTTTAACTTCGTCTTTCTTTTCATCGTACTTAACAAAAGCTAAAGCTAGTTCAGTTAATTCGTCTTGAACTTTACTTGTTGGCTTTGTAGGAGCATTAACGTATGTTTTAGTATTAGCTTTGTTAATACTATCTAAAACTGATGCTTTAATTTCATCTAAATTGTCAATTTTACCAGCAGAAAAGTTCTTACCTTTAATTGCTTCTGATAATTTAACAACATATTCTGCTGCTTTTTGTTGTGCTACGAATGCATCATGATTAACTGGTTTACCACTTTCTTTGCTTACTAAGTAACCCGCTGGGTTTAATTGTAATTTCTCGCTTGTTAAAAATTCCATAACTGTTTTTTTTTTATTATTTATTGTTTATATTTAATTTTAATCTATAATTTATTGGGAAATTGTTGTAACCCAATCGGCTACTTTATTCGTTACTTTAGGTTTAAAACATCTGCAATACCCTGCAAGATCTTTAGTTCCTCTTGTATGTAAAGAATATAGTGTTTCGCAAGTAACATTACAAACATCCTTTGCATTAGCTCCAAAAGCTACAGGATGATCGTCGTCACCAAAACATATAATAGTATTATACTTCTTTTCTTCTTTTAGCAGATTGTGAAAATCTTGACCTTCATTTCCTCTACCAATAGAATTAGAAATATCTATTAAATCGGTAGTTTCCATGTTATCATAATCCACAAACACTGTCTTACTAGCTGTAAAAATAATATCTGCATAAAATTTTCTAGCCATTAACTTAGCTAATGCAGAAATTGACATTGATATTGATTTAGGTATAGAACCAGACACATCTAAAATTAACAAATTACGAGAATTATGTGCTAATTCAGGCGCACCAACGCTCATTCCGATTTGCTTGTTAAATGCCAAAGGGTTGAAAACTACTTCATCAATGATATTGGTTTCTACAGATAGTTTTAAATCATCTAACCATTTTGGTAAAATGTAAAGTTCTGAAAGTTTATCAAAGTTCACAAAATATTGGTCTGTAATGAAATCATCAACAGATAAAACATTTTTTGAAACTCCTCCACCATCCCAAAACTCTCCACCAGAATTTAGAGTGTAATTCTTCATACTGCTTACATTGTAACCAGCTCTTTTTAAACAATCCATCCATTTTATAGGTAAACCAATATTCATACAAGACTTGTATAAAATTTGGAATTCCAAAAATAGAGTAATGAATGCTAAATCGCTTTGTTTACCGACTATATAAGGTAAGCCTTTAGGGAGTTCTTTAAAATCAGCTTCATTCTCAATTAAGAAAATGACAGGTAATTCTAATTTTTTACTTTTTATTCTTGTTATCATTTTTGTATTTTATTATTTCTTTGAAAAGGGTAAGGAATTCCACTTTATCACCTTTATTAATAGATAAAGATTTTAAATCCATAGGACTTTCAATTTCTTGTTTTAAAATTGGCAATAGCAAGTCATCATGTGGACTTTTTAATTCGCAAGCAATTTGATTTATAGCTTTTTCCACGCTTCTTGGAGTTATGTAATTCCAGGTATTAGGTTCAAATTTCTCTTTATAAATTAAAGAACATAGCATGCTCGAAATTATTGAAGGTATACCATAAGTATCTTTCAAGTAATTTTTATAACTATTTGCATCGAACACTAAGTCATATCTAATAAAACGTTCTTTAATTTGAGGAGTAATATTGATCAAACCCTGCGGATTAGAAGCAGCTATAATCATTATATCAGCCAATTTCTTACCAGAAGGTAAAGTTCTATCTTCTAATAAATTTAATACTGCATCTAAAGTCTGTTTTAATGTACCATTAAATACTTCATCAAAGAACAGTATGTCACCATCCTTAAGCTCAGATAATTGAGCATTATCAAGCACTTCCCATACACCTTTATCCATACTTGGCATGACACCACCAGCTACTTCATTTGGCATTCTCTGACTCAGAGTAATCTTGCGCATTTTTACATTTCTTTCTTTAGCGAATCCTTTAATAATTTTTGATTTACCAACACCTGGATTAGACATAAATAAAGGGACTGTGTTCTGTCTTAAATTTAAATTGTCATAAGTTTTGTTTAGGATATCTAATATTTCTTCTTTCATTGTATTATTTAGTTTTTAACTTTTTATTAATTTCACACTTTCTGTAGCCTTCTGTATTAATAATAATACTAATAGCAGATTTAGTAATGCCATATTCTAATGACAAGTCTTCTAAAGTAACACCTTTCTTAGCTGCTTTTAATATTTCTTCATTTCTTAGTGTTTTATTCATAAGCTTTTTTTCTTATTTTAGTAACTAATTTCAAAACTTCGCCTTTATCAACTTTATTAGGTAAACCAGACTCATCAAAAAACTTATTAATAGACTCTAATTCTTTTTGACAATTATCAAGTATAGTTTCTAATTTATGCTTGCCTTTACGAATTTCTATTAGATACTTAGCATTAGGTCTTCTAACATTGAGAGTATGTTCAGTAGCAATTTCTTTAGCAACATCGATTAAACGAACACAGTGCAGCATATTTTTTCCGTCGATCCGCTGCCCATGAGACTCAATGTCTACATATCTTTGAACATTTCTTTTAGAAAGCCACTCCGTATAAGAATTATAGTCTTTACAATGTTTAATGTAACCGTCTTTGTTATAAGACATTACATGACTATTAAGCACTTGATCTTCAGGTATACTACTAAGACATAAATCATTACTAGTTTCTTTTTCATTAATAATACCATGATATCCTAGATTACCTTCTTTGTCTAAGAAGATAAAATATAAATCTCTTGCATTATTAATACTAGAGACACCGTAATTACTTTGATTAACTCCACGACCTCTTTGGTAATGCAACCAATCTTTAAGTTTTCTAGTACCAACAGGTGTAATGATATAACAAAAATCTAAGAAGCCTACTCCCATATAATATTCTTTTCCATTGTATTTAGTTTTAATTTGTACACGTACAGGATTCGAACCTGTGTATCCCGTTATAAGCTCTATACAGCAAACTAGGACTATAAGTATAGTCACGATTATGGCCTCTCTCGCAAGCGTGTATTAATAATTCCACCGAGATCAACGTATATGCCATCGTTGCCTTCATTATTCTCTCATCCTTTCGGGTAGTATCGTTTCGGGTGATAAGCCTAGCACTTAAAGAAAGTGGTTTATTATTAATGTGTATCCGCGACTTTAGCTTCGGATTTTGTATAAGCACTGTTGGTATTACAATCTTATACAGCTACTCGTGGTTCGTCTAGCTCTTACACGAGGAACTCAACTTACATGTATTTCTACAGAGGCTGTTGGTACAATTTTAAAACAACTCATAAGAATTGTTAACTTTACTTTCTTGTATTGGTGTAGGTTTATCTTTAATAAATTCTGTTTTCCATCCTTCAAAAGTAACATAAGTCATTTCTTTTCTGTCCCACCCACTTTCATATTTTAAACTGGGCCTTGCACTACATCCATCAAAACCTTTGTACTTTGCATAAACGTAGTCAGATCCAGTGTAACCTAGATAAATAGATTGATATCTTTTACCATTAATACTTTCAATGTAATCTACAATTTCAGGCTGACTTTCTGTATACCAATATTTGGGAAAAGATTTCTTATAATGCTTCTCCCATTCTTCTAGGGTTATTTCTGTATAACCATCAGGTATATCATCATTTATATAACTTTCACCAGAATCAGGGCTATAAGTATAATACTTATAATGCTTACAACCTGCATAACCATAATCTCTGATTTTATCTAGCCAAATACCAACTTTATTTCTTACTTCATCATTAATTTCTATTGCCCATTTTTCAGGAAATAAAGTACTATTCATTTTCTTTAGGTTTAGGTATACAATCTTTTGGTACTAGTTGTTGAACCATGTCATAGATTTCTTTCCAGCTTGGCATTCCGTTAACTTTCCATGATAAACTATCATCTCCTATATAACAATGCGACCATATTTTGCGCGTACCCTTCCCATCAAACAATAGAAGTTCGTCAGGTCTAGGTTCATTAATCTTATCAAACATGTACCCATGATCTAATAACCATTTCTCAGCTAACAATTGATTTATTGAATTTCTGCATGTCCAAATTATTAAATAATAACCTTCTAGATATAGCTTATTAAGATATTCTAAAGAATCTTTTATTGGTACTCCAGGTATAGGAAAATGTCCCTTTTCTGATATCGTTTCATCAAAGTCCACAAGTAAAGAAATTCCATTTAATTTTCTCATATTATAAAGGTTTTACAAAGTTATGAAACAAATTACTTTCTACAAATCTACTAGAATGACACCAACGAATATCAGCAGGTAATGTTTCTCTACATTTGTAGCATTCTACCCAGTTAACATCCATTTTGAGACCTATATTTATATGCTCCTCGCCACAGTTACACTTAAATTTACTAATGATTTCATGCTCTTCACCATATTTAATCTCTGGACCAACCTCATTACCTGGCATTGGCTTATCATTTATTACTTTTACTTTCATGTTTTTAATATTTAAGTTAACTAATACTCCATATCTTTCGTAAATTTCTCTTTCAGTCATGTATTTAACAGTTGTAAAAGAATTGGCATTTTGAATACATTTTCCGCAATATTGTTCATGCAAAGCTAATTCACCTCTTAAACAAGATTTATCTTCTTCAGTAAGTTCTGCCCCAGCTCTAACAATACAACCGCAAGAATTACAAAGAACAGCGCCCATACCACCATTATATTTTATTATGGCTTTATTTTCCATCCTTTTGATATTAGATATTTAGTACAGTCATAACAAAATTTCTCTTCTTGCCCCATAGTATATTTACTATCAGCATCTTGCATGATACAATTCTTACGAGGGCAATGTTGTAAACCAAATGCATGACCTAACTCATGGATACATACTTTGTAAAAATCTTCTTTAGATTTTAATCTGTAAGTAGATACTACACTAGCATTATCATTTATGTAACTTAATCCAAATATACCCCAATCAGAATACTTACCACTTTGTGTTGTTATATCTCTTGAGGTTAAACCTAATACAATAGCCTTCTTATTCTTCAAATCTATAAGAAGACTATCTGCTCTGTAACGTTTGTTAACATAAGCAAATTTAGGTAATTGTTTGTCTTGATTTACCATTAAATTAGGTAAATAAACTTTTAATTTTTCGATGACAAAATCATTATACTCTTTAGTAATTCCTTTATAAGGTTGTACTATAACTTGCTTTTGAGCATGTGTGTATAATGAAATTAGTATAAAAAGTATAATTAATTTTTTCATTTTATTTTTGCTGCTTTACGCAATTTGTTAATATAATCAGGATCTTCGGCATATTTAGAGTCCTGTAAGTATTGTAAATATTCTTCTTCTGTATTGATGTTAGCCATATAAGGAGATTGTCTCAAAGCATAATCAATTACACAATCTTTCCATGTATCATAGTAAGCGTAGCCACCTTGTTCTCCTGATCGAGTAGTGACTCTACTGGTAGCAATACGCATACCTGAAAAATTATTATTGTTTCTGAATAATGGAGAATCAAAATTACCTGATTCTAATCGAAACTGTTCAAAAAGAATATTTGCAAATTTGAATTGTTTAGCTTTTAAGAAATCTTTAAGTTTTTCTTCAGAGAATTCATTGTGTTGTTTAATAATTACAATTTTCTCTTCTTCGGTTATAGCTCTGGTTTTAGGTTGATTAATTGTAAAACCAAAAGCCATACCAATAGCACCGCATGTAAGACCTATTACAAAAAAGAATAACCAAATTTTTAATTTAGTATTCTCAAATGTAAGAGAGTCTTTGTTAAACTTATAATGCATTTGTATTAAGATTAAATTCTTTTGCTAATTTTTTTAATTCATCTTTCCAACATATTGGAAGTACAGTGTCATGAATTAATTGCATATCTTGAATCAAATTTTCATGCTTGTTTGTAACAAGACCTACCTTTACTAAAGCTTGCCAAGAAGCGCCATATAATTCTATATTAATATCAGGATACTTCTTTTGCAATGCTATGGCGTTATCCATTTCAGGAATATATTCATTATCAGCAATAAGACAACCAGCAGCACATTTTGTATTTTCTGCACCTTTGTAAGCACAAATTTCTCTGTCATCATATCTATTAGATTGTTTACCTTGTTTTAATAAATGAGTAGCTATTTGGTCAAAAACCTCTTGTTTGGTAGAATTTGCTAAATTAGCTAATGTTATTGTTTTCATGAATACTTTACTTTATTAAGTTTTCTTTGTAGTTTAATAGATAATCCTTTAGTAAATCTTTCCCATTGTTTAGATAACGTAGTAGTCTTAGGATCCGAAATATCTCTAAACAAATTATTTTGAATAATACTTGTATACTTAGGATTTCTAACTGCTTCAAAAAAATCATTAGCTACACTAGGTGCAGGGAATAACCATTTTCTTTCAGGTGTTAAAGTAGCCATTAATTGTTTAGTACCTAATTGGGTATCTACTTCATAAATTTCTCTACCTTCTGTTGTGTCTCTTAGTATAACATGATAGTTATCATCTAGACTAAATTTAAATTCGTTCATAGTTATTGTATTTAATCGAAAAAGATATATAAACCAGGTATCTCAGAAGGTGAATTTTTATACCAAAAACTAGTTTGTAAACGTTTGAAGTTCTCTGGTATTTTACTTATAACAACATGGCTTGAACGTTTTGTTTCAGAAGTCCATTTTTTTGCTAGATCGCAAGCGTCTTTTTTGAAGTCAAAATATAAAATTTCCCCTTTATCATTTAATAAAGGATTTATTACATTGGGATAATCTTTAGATACTATGTATTTTGTTAACCAGTTCTTGACTCCAGGCGTAACCCGGTCTTCTATCGAAAATTTTACTTTATTAACGTTCTCTCCTGGTTCTACTTCACAATACCCCCATAAAAACCCTAAGTCTTCAAAAGCTTCAGGGTCTTTACGTTGGTCAGTAATTTGTCTACTAATATCTATGAAGCCATTGTAAGACAATGTTTTACCTTCTTCTTCGTATTCTTCTCTAAGACGAGCGTAGGCTTCTTGTATCGAATATGCTTGTATTGTATGTTTCATTTCACTTTAGCCATTACATTTTTAATCTGAAATATGTTCTTTTGCTCATTGTAAACAAGACTTATTTCAGAAGACTTAGCAGCCTGTAAATCAATATTTATCATAAAATTATCTTCTAGAGTATTTTCTATATTAAGAGTCTTTATGAATGTTGAAAATACAAACAATATTCTATGTCTTGTGGTGTTGTCGAGTTCAAGGCTATATTTATGTTTAAATTCGCCCAAAAATACAGTGTCAGAATCGATGACTTCATAAGCAATAAATTTTTCTTTTGTTAAGTTTTTACCTTCAATGTTTAATTGAGCAATACTTGTTAAAGATATTGTTAGTAGTAGTATTGTTAATAGTTTTCTCATTTTATTTAATATTTTTTAGTGGGTATGATTCTAGAATATCTTGCCTAAGTTCTACATCTGTAAATTTTATTGATGCAGCAGTTTTCAAAGCAGCTTCGACATGTTTCTTAGCAAACTCAATCATGAGTTCCTTTGTAGACATCTTGTTATTTATAGTCTCGTTTATATAATCTTGAGCAGAAGCAGGTATTATCATAATTTAATTAATTTAAACAGTATAAGTTAGACAAAGCGCGTAAATGGTCATTCCCATAGTCTCTTCCTTGCATCATTCTAAATTTTCTTTCAAATCTTTCTAAATGAACTTCTAAGTGTGTCTTAAATTCTAATGAAGCCAAGTAGCCTTTATGGTGTAAGTATAATTTCTGTTGTACACTAAAATCACCAGAATTTTTAAGCCCTAATATATCATGAGTACTACGAGGAAATTTAGCATCACTTAGTATTATAGAATTCAAATGATGCTGTACATATTGATCAATGTCTTTAAATCTTTTCATTGTATTCTATTTCTAGTACTCTACTTAAAGGAATACTAATTTCTTTGTTATTGTTAATATTAGTGAAAGTAACTAGAGTTGGTTTAGTTTGTAAATCTAAAGAAAGTTGTCCATCTTTAGGTTTTATATTATAATGTCCATATCTAATTACTTTCACATCATAAAATATTTTGTGTATTTCAGCCATTACTTTAAACAGTTTACACCAAATGAATATCTAGTTTTCATAATGGGAAATTTTATCTTTTTAACTAAAGATATGTCTTTTTGAGACAAACCCAATATTTTAAAAGTATTTAAAAGATTTTTCTTAGCTTGTTCAAAAGTTATTTCTTTTAATTCCTTCATTTTATTGTATTTAAGATTTAATTTTTCTCCCTTTTTAGTAATATTGTAAATATAATTATAAATACTAATAGCTAAATCAAAATGTAATTCTGTCTCATGTTGATCACGAGGCATCATAAAAAATCTAAATTCAATAGTTTCCATTACATCACGATAAATAATAGGAAAAGCTTTTTCTAATGATACTTTTGTAGCATTTTGTAATAAACCTAAATAATCAATTTTCTTATATTTTGAAGAGATATAATGATAAAAACCAAAACTATTTAATTCTCCATATCCAGGCTTAACTAGCATAGAACCTTTAAATTGCAATAAAGAATTAGCTGCATAAATATCATGTGGATTATTAAAAGCCCAATTTAATTCAGGATTATTAATACTGAGGATATAAAGATTTTCAAGAAATTTATCTCTTAAATGTTCTTCAATACTATCAAATGACAAGTGAATGTGCCCACCGCCATCTCTTTCAAGGTATTCTTCATTATGCGTGGTAGGAAGAAGTTTAATTTCTTTTTCTAATATTTTTAAATCTTTAAAAAAAGTTTTTCTTTGATTAATTCTATAATATTTATGTTCATTGGTAATTTCTATACACCCAGGATCTGTAGATATAACAAATTTATCGTCAATTTTATCAGGGTATATTCGACCAACAAGAAAATCATTAACATCTTCAACAATATTTAGAAATAATTCATAAGGCTCCATTAAATAAGTAGCTTCATAACCAAATTGTACGTTGTGAACACATTTAACCATTTGTTTGAGTATTATAATATTCTATAAATTGCAATATACTATTTATAGTAGCGTTAATTTTATTCGTATCAAAGTTAATAAATTGTTTACCATAATTACCAGATTTGCAATCTATTTCACAATAGTAACTGGCTATATGTACTATAGGATTTTGACAATGATGAACATTTTCAATTTTATTAATCACTTCCATTATACGATTCCAATCTGTTAAATAACCAGGATGAATGATATATTCTCTACCATTAAGTGTATCCCATGATAAAGTTTCCCAATCAGTTCTGAAACCTTTAATTGATTTTTCCAAATTAAAATCTGGATTAGGTAAATCTTTGAAATAATAATTTTCATCATCTTCATATTTAACCACTTCTATAGGAACTTTAGAGTATACAGTGGTAACTTCGTCAGGTTCATAAATGCCGTGATCTCCTTCTATAAACACATTTTCTTGAATATATTTATAGCCCATAAATTTAGCTATAATGTTAATTTTTTGTTGATCGTTCATTGTACCATATTATAAAGTCATAAACTGCTTGAAATGTAGCCAATATTGGAGATTCATTGAATAATGAAAAGCGATAATCTTTTACTATTTTATCAGTATCCATAACAATAAATTCGCTTTTTAGATACTTATTATAGTCATAGATAATTCTTGTGAATCTTTTACCAATAGTAATATGATAGTTATCTTTTGTACAGAATAAATCATCTTCTCCAATAGAATGTATTTTAGCTACTACTTCCATAAGCCATGCCCAATCATCTGCAAATGGTAATTCGAAATGCTTTCTACAAAGAAACCAATTTTTTGGAGCTGCTTTAATAGATCTATTTGGTAAATTTTTTAAGCGCCATCCCAAATATTCATCAGTGAAACCGTAATTTTTATTTTTATTATCAGGATCGAAACCAAAGTATTCATAACCCATAAATCGAGCTATTACTTTGTTCATTTCTATAAGTTCTTCTTTGTTCATTTGTTTAGTTTTAAATGATTATTTACAATCAGAGCATATATGTTTATTGGTATTAATAGTCCAACCATAGTTAATTGCTACTGTTTCAATATTTTTACGTGTATCTTCAAAAATAGTATGTCCTCTGTATGAGACCAGAGAATGTGTATCTGGATATTCCAAATAACTATGACATTTGTCACATTTAATACTATATTCTTTAATTTCAGATATCATTGTGTTTAGTTTTAATTAATAAAAAAGCCCCTAATTTCTTAGAGGCTCTTTAAAATAAGTTTAATAGTATTAAGCTATCATGAAATCGATATAAAACTCAGCATCAAAAGCATCAGCTGCATGTTTATTTTGTATATCAATAACAATAGTGCCATTCACTGTACATCTTGCCTTGATTACTGGAGTACCAACACCAGTATAACGTGCTAAACTTACTAATATAACAGAAGTAGTTAAAGCTCTGTCATTAGTTACAGTGATTTGTTGAGTTGCTGCTGCTGCTGTAGTTAAAGCTTCTGTAGTAATTTTACCATTACGTTTGTTAATAGTAACTGCATTAGTAACCCTGACTCTGTTACATAATCAATTAAATGACTAATCATGTCTTTCATATCACGAAACATTTCTGCTGTGTTTCCTGGAGTTACTTCTACTGTAGCTAAATAAGCTGCTAATTCTGTTGTGTTTTTTGATGCTGCCATCTTGTTAAATTAATTTAAGTTATTGTAATATTACATACAATTTATAAAAATTAATTTTGACAGCATAAGGGTATTAGTCTACGAATTTCTTAGTCTTTTCTACAATAATAAGACGTTCAGCCTTCTCAAAGATATCTTTTTCTTGGTTATAAAAGTAGTATAATCCTACAGCATTATCTACTAATTCCACTATTAAAGGATAATCTTCAGCATCTCTACAAAAGTATACTATACCACCTTCTATGATAGAAGTTTTATCAATGTAATAAACATAATTAAAAATAGTGTCGTTGTCAGACATCATTAATTTAATAACGTCATTACCATCAGATATATCAAGAACTCTTAAGAAACTGCCGGTAGTATCTACTGAATTCCAAACGCTATCGGTTTTTGTAAAGAATTTTTCATTTTGTGCAGTTATTCTTTGAAAAGAATTTTGTGCGAATGTTGTTATACTAAATATAATTAGTATTAATGTGATTAATTTTTTCATGTGTTTTAATTTTAAATTATTTGTTAGTATTTTTTAGGTATCATTGATAATAAAATATTCCTTGTCATACCATGTGACATTCTTTGTGCTCTTTTCTTAAACTTGAGAGAACTAGTTTCTTTTCTAATAAATCTTAGTTGTTTAATAGATTTGAGAGGATCTTGTCTTTTCCATTTAAAGAAAGGATCGAAATCATTTTCTTCTTCAGGATTTAGTACATACCTAACATGAGGCATTATATAATTTTTATTTGGTATCATGTGTTTGTGTTTAAAATGCCGTCTTTCCGAGCTGTCAATAATCACTTACTGCTATTACGCTAATGTAGATTATCACATCATATTATTATACTCTTTTCAAAATATTAACAGGTTCTTGACCAGCATGAATTAATGTAGTATCTACAAATAAAGCTAATTCTTTTAATCTGTAACCAATTTTCTTTTTACCTAGTATATCAGCTTGGTATAATTCTCTGCCATTGAAATGACGAATAATTGATACGTTACTATAATTAGTATCTGAAATATGTTTTTGATCTGTATATGTTGCCATTATTTTAGTGTTATTTCAACGTAATCAATATCATTATCTAATAAACCATCCGCATCAATTCCATCTTCGCAAGTGCGTTCAGAAGAATCTTTCATATGAATTGATAATGTTTTAAAAGTTTTTTCAGCGTAAGATTTAATTACTGTTCTGTCATCAGTTTCACTATTAAAATTTAATAGTAATTCACCTTCTTTATTCTTTATTTGTAGCTCCATCTTTCCAATCTATTTTAGGACAATAATTATTATACTTAGCTTTGAAAAATTCTGTAAATATATTAGGTTTCTTTTCGAAATTATATTCTTTTCTTTTAATAAGCCACATTATAAACAATACTGGAACAGCTACACATATTAATAGAGCTATTGCCATTGAAAGACCGTTCCATGCTGTTAAACCTAATACAGCACCAAGCATTGTAATAACACCAATTAATGCTATTGTGCAACCTAATAAACATAACCAAATAGCGAATCCTAATATATTTCTTTCTTGTGGTTCAAAAGGTATAGTACTTTTTTCTATTTTATCTAAAACAATAACAGGAATTGACAATATAACACTTGGAATAAACCAAAGTATTCCTATTATAATTTTCCAAAAGTATGGACAAAGATTACTTGGTAGTTCTGATGCATAAGTCCAATTATATAAACGTGCATGCCATGAGTTTGTTGATGCTTTCATTTTATTGAGGTTTGATTTGTGTATAATTATCTTTAATGTGTTGAGAAAGTTTCTTTGCTTGTATTTCTTCTTGAATACTTATTCCTCTTCCTTTAGTATTACCAATTTTATCCAATAATTTGGTAATATTTTTTAATGTTTTTGTGTCTACTTTATACATAGTTAATTGTTTAAATGAATAATTTAATTCCTAATAAAATAACAAGAGCATGTAAAAATTGGTCTAAACCAAATATTACCCAATGAATTTTATTAACAGGTGATTGAGCAGGTGGATACCATTTATTAATTTTGCCTTTTAATACGTCTATTAAAAAATGTGTTATTTTTTCAAATAAGTAAAATAAAAAGGCATTCCAAGGGTTTATACCAAAGAATATAAGTACAAACCACATTAAAACTCCATGTAAAGTAGCATGCATCCATATTGGATATAATGGTGTTCCAAATCTTTTAGCAGATAACATTGTATCATCTACAAATACATAGTCAGCTAGAAAATGGCAAAAGAAAAGTGATATTAAAATGTATATTGTCATTTGTTAGCTTCTAAAATATTTCTATAATCGAATACTATTCCTTTACCGAATCCTTGTACTTTAAATGTATAAGTGCTGTCCTTTTGTAAATGCCAAAAGATATCAGAATTATTCCATTTTCCCTGTAATAAAGAACTTTCGCATACAAAGGTTTCTTTTTCAGTAATAACTAAATATCTAATTTCTGTAGACATATTATTACCAGAACCTTTGATAAGCTGTTGTGATTGTAAATTAATTACTTTAGCAGTAATTGTTTCTGTTTTAGTTGAATTTGCTATATTCAAACCTACTATTAATAAAGCGATACCTAACGCTATGATGAAAAATTTTCTCATGACTTTTTATTTTCTAAATTATTGATTATTTCTTTTAAAATTTTAATTCTTTTTCTATAACCATAAATACCGTGCCACCAATAACCATCTACAAATTTTGGCTTATAGTTCATAATTTCTTTAAAATCACAAATATACATAAAAGGTGGCATAGAATAGCAAAATCCTGTGATATCACATTCTCTTTTTTCTGCGCCTTTATTATCTTTTTTGTAATTCTTTAATAATTCTTTGTAAAAATTAATTTTTTGTTCCCTTGTCCTTATCATTTTTTAATTTTATACGTTTAATACATTCCTCTACGATTTCTATACGTCTAGCATCGTTATCTATAACATCTTTAAATTCTCTATGATATTTTTTAAATTCAGGAATCATTTTATAGATGTTTTCAATAGGTGCAAAAGTGCTATGTAGATTAAGATTGAAATCCAATATTAGGCAAATATAACTATCGCCAGTATAAGAAAATCTTCTTACTATTTTACCTTGTATTACTTTAAGTATATACTCTAGTATTTTTAATCGTTCTTCTTTAGAATAAGATTCTTTCTTTTCAATTTTCATTGTGTTTAGTTTTAAATTTGTGGGGTAAAGAGGATTCGAACCAAAAGATTTTTATATAATACCTACTATAGATACTTATTATACTATTCTTCATTAACCTTAGCTATATAGCACATACCTTACTGGCATGCCGTATTCCCATATACGCAGTCACCCCAAATAAAATAAGGCTAAGTTGTTACACCTAACCTATAATGTGAACTTTGGCCATAAGTGTTACACGCTAGCTACCTTGTTCTTTATCTGGAAAATCTTTATCTTCTTGTTCTCTTTTAATTAATGTAGCAGTTATACCTAATACAACTATTAATACTAAAAATGGAAATAGATTCATTTGTGAGTTATTAAGTTATCATTATTTTTCTTCCAAATTTTATATCCTTTTTTATTGTCGAAAATACAAGGTTGCTCGTATTCAAGCCAATTAGGAAAAGAAGTAGCTTTTGAAGAAATATCCCATAAAAATTCTATTAAAGGCGTTATTTTATCATTGTGAAATGATTTACCAGTCATATGTAATGTATATCTCATGTTTTACTTTGTTTGCAATTAAGACAAATATGTTTATTTTCATTTATTAGCCAACCATGCCATTTTGCTACGGTCTTAATATTATCAATAGTATCTTCACTGATATTATGACCTCTATAAGAAGTCAAAGGAGAGTTTTCAGCATGTACTAAAAAATCATTACAATTATCACATTTTATAGTGTATTCCTTTACTTCATTTATCATATCTTTTGTTTAGTTAAATAACGGACTTACATATATCCGTCTGCGGTTTAAAGAACCTGAAAATTACTTCAGCCTAAGCTATATCGTATTGAAATCAGAGTACCGTAATTTGGGGCACATACGAGAATCGAACTCGTGTTTTCCCTTAAATAATAATATATCTTTCTACAAGTTTAGTGTTTATTTTTCTTCTAACACAGAGTAAAATATTTCAATTGATGTGAAATAAATAAAGCATCATTTATGGATATTATAGTGGTTCCAATTCTTCCCACTTCCTGTCTTTTTAGGCTACCATTGCCAATTCTGCTTCAGGAGCAGACGCAAACAAGTTCACGATTTTTGCTGAGTTGGTACGTTTTACAACAGCAAGAACATCATCAGCAGTTCCTACTTCGTTGGTTATTACACATTTGTCAGTTAAGACTTTGATAACATAGATTAAAGTGATAGTATACCATCTCACTACTTGCTTAATACATCAAATTTAAGAGAGCATGCCAGGATGTGCCCATGTAAAGACCTTGACGTAATCAATTTGAATAAATTAGTTGCCTAATTTATAACGCCGATTATATTCATCTCGGATTAGTAAAGCGCGACTTTACAAGTATTTAGGCTTTGTTTTATCAGGCTCACTCACTTTCGTAATTTTACTGGATGGATCTCTGTGCCATCATTTGCCAGACAGGAATAAACTTAGACGACATTCCTCTTAATTGTCGTTACCTTAGTAGTATTATGGTCTAAAATAACCGTTGTTTTTAATGATGTTATTTAGAATCTTTTTCATTCCTTCTTCTGTACCTAGATTTTCAGCAAATTTACTACATTTTTTTACCTAATGGTGTGTTTTTTGCTCTACCAGACATTCTTTCTTCTAATTCACCAGTAGAATCTTGAATTAATTGTCCTTCAAAAGCAGTTTCAATCATATCTAATTGCAACACGCTGAAATAATCTTTTGATTTACTTTTTTGGAATCTTTCATCACTCCAATTATCAGTCATATTAACTTGATTTACTTGTCTAACACAACTGATAAATAATGCGCCTTTAGCACAACATTGACAAGAAAATCCTTTACTATCAATTTTCTTTTGCAACGAATCTTCATTTTTAAAACCACTAAGAATGCTGAGATAATGCCCATTAGTAGCAATTATCTTTTTAGTTTTTATTTGTACTAATGCATCTTTAGCAATAGCAATTCTTTTTTCAGACTTACTTAAGGCATTAAATTCACTTATTTTCATGTTTAGTCTTTTTAAATATTTTTATGAAACAACTAACGCTCCCGTATACTGCGCCGAATCCTCATAGAACTCTTAATCTCGTAGTTGTTAAATTAGCATGGTATGAGTCTTGCTATGACTTAAACAGAACGGCTTAAACAAATCAAATCATAAAAACCATTGCCGTTCTCCCTTTTTGAAGTAAGGGTAACTTTCTCTCGATCGGAGTATTTTAAATGTGGACATCAAAATCTTTGTAACCTATAACAGTTCTAGGACAGCTGTTAGTAAACCTATTTCTAAGTTTATCTTCCTCTGTAATAACTAATTCATTGCAAATGCCTTGTTTACATTCAACTATAAAAGTGCATTTATACACCTTATAGCATTCAAGTCTAATAATTTGATCCATGCCACCATGTATTGTAATAGTCTTTAAATTACCATTACAACCATAAGTTACAGTTTTTTCTAATGAATCAGTACAATTTATTTTAAAATGTACGTCTGCTTCCTGATTAGGAAAATGTTGTACTTCTACTTTTTTACAAGCGAAAATTGTTAAGCTTAATAAAGCTAAAATAATAAATTTTTTCATGTTTCTTTGTGTTTGTTTAGTTGTAAAATAACCCTGACTATATTTCTATAATCAGGGTTTGATCTTTAAATTAATTCCCAAGAAGTATGCTTACCGCCTGAAATAGCACGAGCTAATTCTGCATAAGTACCATCGAATTTATCAGATGGTTTAACAATTTGAAAAGCAGTCTTTTCGATGTTGTAATAAATTTTCAGTGCTTTCATATTATTTACGAGCTTTTAAACGTTTGTTTTTAATTCTTCTTGAACGACTAGGTGAAAACATTGGTGAATTATAACGCATTGGTTGATAAGCCATTTTGTTTAACATTCCTGCTTGTTCAGCATTAATTTTGTCAGTACTTAGCATTTGTGCTACACTAGCTAATGCTAAAATTGTCATTTGTCTTCTCATGTTTTTAGTTTTAATCGATTAATTGAATTGATACTCTTTTGTTTGCTTTGCCACTTTCTACTGTTTGCATAGTAGTTCTACCTGCGTTAACAAGTAAATCGAACTTCTTACGAGATAAAAAAGTACGAGATTTAACAGTCTCATGGTCTTTTTTAAACGTTGTATGAATAAAGAATCCAAGTGTCTTAGCATCTTCTGTATAACCTTCAACAACTTCTTGTTTGTTATCGATGATAGCTACTTGATTTTCTCTAACTTGCTGTACACCTACTACTAGATGCTTCTCTTGTGTTTTGCCTTCTGAAAAGACAAGAGATTTGTTTTTTATGTTCATGGTTGTTGTGTTGTTGCTTGTGGCATTTGTAATAAAATATCTTCAGCTTGACGTGGTGGAAAAGTACCTAGTAGTTCTCCATTGTGATAAATGTTTAGCATGTTGTTTAGTTTTAATTATTAATGATTGCTTTGATATACTTGCCGCATCCTGGGACAAGATATTTGATGAAGTATTTGTCTCCTTCAATACGACCTGCGCATGAACCAGCTAATGGCCCAAACATGATTTTGTTGTATTGCTCTTGAGTTACTTCTCTTTTTTGATTGTATTTTAACATTTGATTGATTTTATTGTGCCGCAGAGTGGACTCGAACCACTGACCTACCAACATCAAGTCGGGTGCTCTAACCAACTGAGCTACTTTGGCATTGAAGGCCTTTACGATTTAAAAGACATAGACCGTAGATAAAAAACACTTTAAACGTCGTACCTTCTAGTTATTCTACTATTTTATTTCTGTTGCTAAGTTGTTATGTTACAACTCCATCATGGATTTAACCAATTGTGGGCCTCTCTGGAATCGAACCAGACACCTACTGATTATGAGTCAGTTGCTCTAACCGAATGAGCTAGAAGCCCGTGTACTCATTCCAAAGCCTAACAGCCTGTTAAGGTGGTTTGCTTAGTAAAACCCGGATGTCTACTCTACGTGTGGAATGAATGTATCTTAGTTTCAGCATTTAAAATAAAGGGCTGACATTTCTGCCAACCCTCTACCAACTAAACACATGAAACAAACTATCTTTGATCGTAATCGTAATCACGCTTTTTAACCTTGTATTTTTTAGCTGCAGGCCCAAATCTTCTTGGAGCTATATTCTCTTCAGCGCCACCGTATACAAAGCCCTTTTTCATATAAAATTTAGCTTGCATACCAGGGAAAACTGTTACAGAACCTATTTCTTCCCAATAACGATCGCCTACTCTAAACTTATAGACAATAATGACTACAGGCTCTTTGTATGGATTTTTAATCTTTACTTCTTGAGTAAGAGAATCTGTTGGAATTGTTGAGATAGTCTTTGGAGTATGACTAAATGATTGTGCATTTACTGCAAATGATACTACACATAGTAGTAAAATAATAATTTTTTTCATGTTTTAGTTTTAAATATGTGTATAACCCCGATCCCCTCAACATCTCTAATCTTTTTATCTCTGATTTAAGAAATTCTATTCTTAGGATTAGATTTTTATAATTTCCTACTACTCTAGGAAATAAATAACCTTCGTCAAAACCTCTTTTTATAAATAAATGCCTATAATAATTGCCAAAAATTTCCCTAATTTTATAATGTATTCCTAAATAATGCATTTTTCGACAAATACCAGAATTTAATCCATGATAATTTAAATAATATTCGTTATATTTTTTATCATGAGCCTTTTGATATGCCTTAAGCAATCTTATAAGCATATTTATGAATGTTTGAATTTCCATTTTTGTTTAGTTTTTAATTTGATTAATTAATAATAGCAGAACTATACCTGATATACTTCCACAAATAACAATCCAACCCACAAGATCTTCATGTACATCTAAATGGTTTAATATCAGAGCTATTGCAAATAATACACAGACTATTATAGTTAATATGGTTATTAAGTTCATTTTATTTATGAGGTTTACAAGTGTCACAATACCCTGATTCTCTACCATAGTTACCATCAAGGATGATATTACATCTTGAACAATGAAACATATCCTTTAAAGTTTTGATTAATTTTTTCATTTTAAATGAGTGTTTAGTTTATAAAAAGGAAAAGCCTTTACTTCGTAAAAGGAGAGATTACTTACTTCGCGTTGCTATAGTGAGTTTTGAAGAAGGAAAAATTTTGAAGAGGAATATTGAATGTATTAAGAGTATATACCCTGGTGTAAACTTTCGGTCCGAACCTATTTTTTTTCAGAATTTCTCATACAATAAATCAAATAAATTACTCCAAGAACCATTAATACTGGTATATTATTTTCCATTATTACCTCCTCTAGCCCATTTATCTAGGACTTCTGTTACTAAAGTAAATACTACTACACCTACTGTCCAATAGTAGATAATAAAAGCTAGTTCTATACTGATTATCGGTAAGAGAACTGTATTAGCGATTAATACTATAATAGCTAATATGTATACAAAATTAAAGATTTTCATGGTTGAAGTTTTAGTGAGTTGGTTAAATATTTCTTTATACTTGTAACTTGCTGAAAACCAGCACTCGAAAGTTCAATATTTTGACTTTTGGGGTCAGTTATTTGCCTAAAGTTACCTTGAAAAGTCGATTAATTGCCCTATATTAGAGTATGAATAATAAAAAATTTAATAGGAAAGATAATTTTGACGGGTCTATTACTTATAGCCCCACTTCAGGAGTTAATTTTTATAACCCATTTTGTTTAATGAAGAAAGATTTTAAATTTTCTAATAGTGATGATGTTACAGAAAGTTTTAGATCTGTATTAACTACTATAGAAGTATTTAAAAATATAAGACAAGATAATAGAATTAATACTTCTGAAGTAATGAAAATAGGATTTCAATTCGGAATGAAAGAAACAGCTGTGAAAAATTTAATTAATAATATGTGTAAGCATTCTATATTAATAAAAATATCACAAGGTGTTTATAAATTAAATGAAAGCTTACTTATATTTAAACAAGATCATGCTGGTTATTTAGCTCTTCAAAGAGAAACACAAGCAATAACTAATAACACTCAGAATATTACTAATAATATAAATATTATGAATCCCTCGGAGACGCTTCTCGCTAAATTATTAGCTAAAGGAGCTACAATAAATACTCAAAATGCTTCTGATATAGAAGACTTATAAAGGCAAACAAACTCTCCATTCGAGAACAACACCTTATAAGATTTGCGTTAGTTTTTTGGACCTAGCCCGCCACCCTCTGCATTTAACCAGTCACGATTTTAAACGTGGTTTACTCCACTTATCCTTGTTGAAATTATCTCAGGTTACTACTTTGTGAGGTTACAAACCCTTGGGAAGTTTGAATGATGCATTACTGTAAGGGATGTACATGTCTTTACCTTACTTCAACAGCCTATCACTGTCATTTAGCTTTCGCCCCTTTTGTAAGGGATGTTTGCTACCTTACTTCAACAAACTTGCTCTTTCGCTCACCTGCGCCGTAAGATTATTAGAGGCTCACGTATTGTCATTGAGATAACAGAGAATCTCTACTCACGAATTAAATGAGGATTATGTTTACCAGGGTAAAAGTCCTTCGAAGTCCATCACTCATTTAAAAATTAAATATAAAGATAAACTATTCTCTCGCGAAGGAACCACATCCCGTGATTCACGATCGTTACCAAATAGAACTTCTTTATAACCCTTCTAGAAAGGTAGTTTTTCTGCAGTATTTAATGTCATGGATCATCCATTTGAAACGGTTTGCGCTATCCGTCTGGAACAAGTTTATAACTCTTGTGTAGATTACAGCCTACTGACCCAATTCGAGTGGTCTACAATAAAAGAATTATATAACTCTTCAAAGTTAATTCCTACATACTGTAGACCGAGATTTTAAAAGGAAGTGTGATGAGATTCGAACTCACATGTCGAGGCTTTTCAGCCTAACGTCTTACCTTTAAACGACACACTTCTTGATTAACACATTTACGTCGTGTCAATTCGTTTTGGATGACTAATCCTCTTTTCGCTTCGTAAAGTCAATAAACTAAGCTTTCTCAGTTTGAATATTCCATAAAGCTTCTTTGTGTGGGTTAGCCAAAAGCCCAGGTAATTACGTAAGAAAGAGACACCATCCTCTTCTTCAACACGTAGTAGGTTTATAAGCAGTAGCTCTTATTATTGTTCTTACACTTATAAAGAACGCATCCAACCGCTATCATTTGACTACATCTATAAAAGCCATTGGCAACTTAAAAGATAATCACGTCAACGACGAAGAATTTCAAAGAACGATAAAAAAAAGGGATGAGAAATCTCACCCCTTGATTTGTGTTATATCATAATTGCTTTTTGCAATTTGGCGGGTACAACAACGCCGGGCCAAAGCACCAAAAAAAAAAGGGGTTTTACCCCCTTCAATTTAGATAGCCACTACGTAGTTCTGCACTGGCTCGAACTTCTTGTCGTCACGCAAATCACCAGCAACCAACTCGTCCCAAGTCATTTTGCCATTCGACTTAACGAAAGCATCTGCAAGGTTATACGCTTGTAACGGGTACACAGTACGTCCGTCACGATCTGTACGATCGGTAGAAGAAGAAATAGTGAAAGCATCTGGGATAATCACGTTCGGTGCACCAGCTTCGCTTTGGAAAATTTCTTTGTCATCTTTAGTACGCATTTTAGCAAGCTCGCTAACAGCAATCTTAATACGCTTACCGTTTACTACGCCAATCGCAGTGTCGCTAGCTACTTTACGTCCATTGAAATCACGTTCTCCTGGTTGGATGTCAACGATTGTCACTTTAGTACCAGTAGGTAATTTTGCAGATTTTAATCCAGTTGCAGGCTGTTGGTCCATTAATCTTTCTTTTGAGTAGATCATGTTTTTAAATTTTAAGTTATTAAAAGGCGACGTGGAACCGACCACGCCAAAAAAGGGAAAGGAGAAAAGGAAGGCCCCTAGATAGAACCTTCCTAGTTCTTTAATTCATGATAATGTAGTTAACATTATTTCTAAGATTAGTTCTGAAATCAGAGAAGAATCCATTAGGTAATAATGTATCGAACTTGATATGTCCGTTAAACACTACAATTCTACCATCACTGTTGATTAGCACAAGATCAGTGCCAGTAAAGTCAATTGCCTTCTTATCATGAAGATAACCGAACTTAACTGCTAGCTCTTCTGCCTCATTATTGAAGCGGATTTCGTAATCAGAATCATTCCAGATAGAGTCAACTTCACCTAAGTTAACTACTCTTCTGTAACACTTCAATGCTGAATCCGCGTGGACAGCATATACTTGACATAAGCCGAAGCTCGTTTGTATAGTTCCAAACTCTTTGAAAGCTATACCATACTGATTTATCTTCATAATTATATTTGTTTACCGTTAATAAATACATTTACATTATCTAACTTTATCAGGCTTTTTACAAATGCAATTATAGAACCATAGTTTTTTATGTTGTAAATAGCAGCATTAGGATTCGATATTAAGTAAGGTTCATACAAAGCATACTTGTCATTGTATCTTATACCGTATTCATAACCAGCACATTTAAACTTCACTTCATGACATAACACGTTGTCAAGTTTAATTGGTTTTGATTCTACCGCTGAAGCATGAGCAGCTTGATGCGGTTGTTCTGATTGAGTTGTTCTCATGTTATTTAGTTTTAAATTAATTCTATTTTACCTTTTCTCTTTAATCTTCTGAATTCCTTACCAGTTACTATATCAGCAGGACAAAGTCTTGACTGATTATATTCTTTTAGTGTTGGAATGTGTTTGATTTCCTTTTTCATATTGTTTAAATTTAGTTATTAGTTAATCTATTTTATTTGGCGTGTAACCTTTAGCTTTCCAATGATTGATTAATTGGATATAAGGTTTGTAGTACTCTAGTGACCCAAAGATATTTTCCTCAAGTTTATCTGGAAGATGATATGAGATTTTCTTCTCATTCTCCATATTATAGAAGTCATGTCTCTGCCACTCTATAATAGGTATTGGTCTCTCTTTATATCCTTCAGATGTATCAATGAAGAGCATACCTAATGACTCAGCCATCATAGTTGCTACAATATTAGACCAACCTGAACAAGCATTACCTTGAGAATGAATACAATATCCTATTGTATCAAACCAATTACTCCATTGTTTCATAACAGCAGTACCTTCAGGTGAAGGATTAGCATACCATTTAGGATCAACTATTTTGTTCCAGAAAGCTGCAGCTTCAATATCTAATTCTTTTATAGATATTGGCTCATTATTTGAGTTTAATATTTGAAATCCCATATTGTTTAGTTTAGAAGTTAATACTAGTTAAATCAAAATCATTACTATATACAAGAACGTTTACTGGTCCAACAATAAGTCTTGCATTAGTCTCAAGCATATAAAATGTAGATTCACCATCTATATCAATAGAAAATAAATCTGTTAAGTTAGTTCTCTTAATTAGCTCAGAGAACAATTGAGCTATATTTGGTGAATCTTCAGATGTAATGAAGTTCCAATCAGCTAATGATGATCCAACCATTGCTAATAATTCCGGATGTGTGCTTACTTTTTTCATGTTGTTTAATTTTAAATTGTTTATATTCCTTTAATACTCTTCCAAACTTTCTCTATAAAAGTAGGATATTTTTTCTCTTGTTCTAACAGCCACAAATGAGCAACTGGCTTTTCATGGTAATGCCAACCATGCGTATACAATGTACCAGGACAGCCTAACAGCACTTCTCCTTTCTCATTAGTCTTAACAAAATCGCCATGTTCAGGATAAGACCAATTTCTAATAAGAAGTTTAGTTGTGGTAGAATCAAATTCAAACTGTCCACCACATGTCACAGACTCTAATCTAAAACATAGAGCGCTATTGATATCTGCTATCATTATTTCCATCATTTCTATTGCAGTCATTTTATTTAGTTTTAAATTATTAATTACTTACTTCTGTATTCAATAGAGATTGCAGATCCAGTCTCTGATATCAAGTAGTAACGATTAGACTGTAACACTTGGAATAGAGACAGATTTCCTATCTGCTTAACAAATCTAGCATGAGATCTGTTACGTTGTATTTGCCAAGTAACGTAGCTATAGTTATCAGCTGATTCTGAAGCTCTTACAAATGAAGAGTGTTCGAATTGTGGTCCAAGGAGATTTACAAGTTTCTCATTAGATTTTACTTTACGAGAACAAAACACTCCATAAGGGAATGATAAAGGTTTGTTCATTGTTGGGATTGATTGAATTGTTGTCATGTTGTTTAAATTTAAATTGTTTTTTACTTTATTATTCTAACGATGTAATTCATTTGAGGCTGGTAACCATGATTATCCAATAGCTCACTACGAACAAGTTGGCTATCAGATATTTTCTTAGTGCGATACAATTCATAATCTTTGTATGCTTCAAAAGGGTAAATGATAGCGCCATCAGAAGTTAACTTCGGAGAAGAACTTATTATCATAATAGAATCAGGTAATTCACAATTCTTATCATCTGGACATGTAAAAAGACTATCACCATCAATAGTCTTAAAGCTGTGGATGATATCGTGAAGTTCGATTTTAAGACGTTTATCTTCTGAATCAATTGCTATTATAGAGTCAATGCCTTTGTTGTTAGTCACTACATCTATAAATCTCAGTACTGTGTTGTTGTTTAACATATTATTTGTTTTAATTGGTTAAGAGCGTGTGCTTCACAGCATGACGCTTTCGATCATTTAGATCTCTTCAGTTAACCTTGTTGCTGTTTGAATTCTTTCTTCCATTGTTCAATTGTATTGTTAACGGTTAATAACTCTTGACCACCAACCTTAATGATCTCATTACGTTTCTCACGAGCGCGTAAATTAATTCTAGGTCTTTTGGTAGAGTCTCTAACTTTACCAATTGCTACTACTAACTTACAGTGATGTCTCTGTACCTCACAAGGTCCATCATCAGTAATATAAGTAATAGCTGTGTTTGTAGTAGCAATAACATTGTATTCTACTAGATTCACGAGCACTCTCATTCTTGTTGTCATGTTGTTTAATTTATTTAGTTAATAATATAGCTCTAATTACTCTTATGATAATTATTGGTGTCGTAATAAGGTACCACCAAAATAAGTCTGTAGTTTTAATACTGTGTAATAAGACTGTACAGATAAACCATAGTATAAATACTACGATTAAGAAGATGTTGATAATTGTTTTGTTCATGTTGTTTTGTTTTAAACGTTTATACTAATTAAACTTGTTGGTAATAATTCTTTGATCTTGCTAAATAGTTTAGCACAAGGACATTTGAAAGAGTATAAATCTTTCTTGTAGTCCGAGATAATAAATAGATCTCTTTGTGCGCTATATCTTACTGATAACACATCTGTTTCTGTCGTAATCACGATGTCTTCGAATCGTTTAATTACCATTGTTAATTGTTTACTCATGTTGTTTTATTTTAGTTTAATGGATAACAAAATTCTGGAACAATATTACCTTTGTACTTCCAGCTATAGTACATTCTCTTAATACCGTGTTGTCGTATGTAAGCTTCACAGTCCTTACATGGCGACCAACTACAATACAAGGTAGTTAAAGGTCTCTTATCAGGAGAGATAGATTGTAATGCCGAAACTTCAGCATGAGTACATGATCCATCAGAATGAATCGTATTAGTACCAATTGTTATTCTCCAACCTCTTGTAGTAAACGAGCCTAGCTTGTAGTTAGGACTGTTAGATCTCATAGCTAATAGCTTTAAGATCGCTTTGATTATCTTATTCTTCATAGTGTGAATAAATATTTAATTTCAACAATGTATTTCTTAATCTTCTGTCTGAATGACATCTTAAATCTCTTATGAGGTCCAATCAAGCCAGAGTTAACTAATTGGTTCCAAGCTTTGTCAGAGCCTAATCCAGCATAGAAACCTCTGGCACACCACACTACAGAAGTGTTGATGTAAGTAATACCATCAATATCACTGATAAGATTTCCTAAATCAGGATTGATGAAGAAGTCATGCTTCTCAACACCTAACTTATATTGACGTCTAACAGTGAAGCCAAATGGTGTTGGAATATCTAATGTCATTGTATAACCTAATGATATTAAGTGCTGATCAATTAACATTAAATGATAATACATAGATCAATGTCTCCAGGAACATAATCAGGAGAGACAGATGGATCCTTGTGAGCTAACAATGACATTGAACCGCCGATGGCTACATTGTGCTTACCTACTATAGCTACTATAGTATGGTAAAATTCTAATTTAGTTTTCATATTATAAGTTATTAAATTGTTTTGCGTTAATCATAATACATAGTCGTTCAGATTAGACTGCTAATAGACTACAGCAGTATTGGTTAAGACTAGGTGTTTCACAACATTCTAGTTTCGGCTATTGAAGCCTTATCAATTAACCTCTATTGTAAAGCAACCATTACCAATATATACTATATCACGAATAGTTTGTGTGATATTGAATGTTCTGACAAAGAACTCATCTTGTAATTTACGCGATGTTCTTAAACCTAATTCTGGGTCAAGAATGATCGCTCGCAACTCATCTAATTGCGTACTAGTTAGTGATACTATTAAAGTACTCATTTTTTTTCTGCAGAGACTGACTGCAACAGGATCTTAAATATAATCAAATCTGTACCGTGCATGATGACACGACATATACAGAAAGATAAGACGAGACTAGACCGACAAAGACGACGAAGGAACAGAGAAAAGACTCGTGAACCAAAGCGACTATCGAAACAAAATGGGAAAAGACCCACGTCAGAGACAAACCACCAAACAAAGGCAAAACCCCCGGCAAAAGGGGGCAGGGAGAAAGAGTAAGGAGGCTCACAGATTATGTCCTACTTACATTTTATATATACTATTCACATTTAATCTCATTCTTACTCCAATTCAATCTCCAAAACAATTTCGCAACTTTCCTCTAATACCACCGGGGCCATTTTACATTCCACTTCCCCTACTAAAAGGGCCGGGGGTCAATTTTATTACTTTACTTTTTAAAAAATAATGTATACTTTTGATTATGAAATATTTAGAAGTAGATTATATAGAAAAATGCTTAAATGTATACACAAAGGGTGGTACTTTATTTTTACTCGAAAGAATGACTGATAATGCCTTTTGCGCAAGGGTTTTAAGGGAATGGAGAAGTAATGATCCTAATACCTATCATCAACAATACGAATGGAGAAATAATATTGACTTTTTTACTGTACTTTTTCTTACAATAGAAGACGCTGAAGAATTTTTAAGTGTTAATAAATTTATGTCAGGTGGTTGTCATTGTTATGGTCATGGCAGTGCGGAAATGCCTATAAAGATTACGGAGCATGAATTTATACTGTATAATGATAGACCTTTAATATTTGAAAAATAATGTTTAAATTAGCTCTGTTAATAAGTAGATATGAAAATAATAAAAAATCAAACGCCATACATTGGCAAACTCAAGTTGAAATTTGAAAGAAATCCTCATTATGTTAAGGGTGGTACTACAGATCTTTTGAATAAAATACATTTAAATTTAGGATTTACAAAATTAGTTTCTAGAATGATTCCTGATAGAGAGCCTTCTATGGAAAAAACATTTGGGGATATTCCTAAAGTAGATTTAGAAAAAATAAAGTTAATTAATGACCATACAGGTGGTATAATTAGTAAATACACTTTTGGTCCGAACGGTGAATATCTTTTGGAAAATTCTTTTCTTACAAAAGATTTTACTTTATATATCGGTGATATAGAAAGAGCTTGGTGGTATTATAAGAACAAAATAATCGTTTCTAATAATTCAGGAGTAGCTTGGAAAGTATATGATACGAATAAACCAGAGAATGAATGGCATGCACCAAATAATATACAAGGAGTTTACGGATACTCTCATCGTGGTGGACAATTATTCAAAATTGGAGATAAAATATTCGAATCTTTTTGGACTCCTAATGAGCAAGATTTATTTGATTTACAAAAGTATTATGCAAAACACTTGAAGGAGTTTGATAAGAATTATTCTAATCATATGAGTATGAACGAATGGGCAACAAGATATATTCCGTTTAAACTTAGAGGGAGTAGAGTAATAAAAGATTGGGATGACGCCAGAGAGGCAGCTATTAATTTTTCAAAATATATTGGTTAATGAGTAATAAAGTAAGTATAACAGACGAAAAAATTCTGATTGATGCACACTATACATTAAAGGAAGTGCATAGGAGTGTAGTGTATGCTACAGGATCTTTTTACATAGATGCTGTTAAAGCAGTTAAGGAAAAATTATTTCTAGCTAGCAATTGGATAGAATACGCTCTAGAACTGAGGAATGTTAAAACAGATTCTGAAACCAAATATGCTGATATGCATACATACGAAAGTTCTAGTGAGATTATTTTAAAGTTGAGAGCTGTTATTATTTCTTTAAGAACAGTAAGAAGAACGCCTTCTGTGAGTAACGCTATAAAGTATATTATAGAAGCGATATTTATTTTAAAAGTTAAGTAGTGAAATATTTATCTAATAAAAATACTAAGAGTAAAACAGGAATTTATAAAATCACTAATACAGTGAATAATAAGTTCTATATAGGTAGCACATCTTGTAACTTCGCTAATAGATATTACCAACATATTTCAGATTATAAAAAAGGTAAGAGAACTTGCACTGCTTTATACAGAGCTTTCGCTAAATATGGTTTAGAAAATTTTTCTTTCGAAATAATAGAAGTGTGTTCAAAAGAAGATTGTATATCGAGGGAGCAATACTATTTAGATAAAGGATCGGATTATAATTGTGCTAAATTAGCACATAGCGTATTAGGTTTGAAACATCATCCGTCGTCAAAAACAAAAACTTTGATAGGTGCTTTACATCATGATGCAAAAGAAGTTTTCCAGTTTGATTTGAAAGGTAATTTCATACAAAGATTTGGTTCTATAATAGATGCTCTGAAACATTTAAACAGCGGAAAAAATAATTCCAATCATATTTCAAAGGTTTGTTCTGGTGAATCATTCAGCGCTTTAGGATACAGATGGTCGTTTAAGAAAAATGGTTTGAAAACCCGCCCAAAAAGAAAAATACAAACCGTCACTATTATAGAATTAGAAAATCAGTCATTAAAATTCAACACGCAAAAAGAAGCATGTAAATTCTTTAATGATATGGGTTACCCAACTAGGCAAGGTGCAATAGCAGGAGCCATCAGAAGAAATTATAAACTATATGGTTACACTATAAAACAAGAAAAATAATGTCAAAATACTTTATAGATTGCGAGTTCATAGAAGGGTTTAAGAAACCTATAAGTTGGTTACCTACTATTGGTAATTTCAATAAAGAATATCATTCAATACAATTGGTCTCGATAGGGATAGTATGCGAGGATGGGCGAGAGTATTATGCGATCAGTGAAGAATATAATTATAAGGATGCTAGTGATTGGGTGAAGAAAAATGTTATTGCTCCTATGTATAGAAATATTTTTCCAGGAGACGCAAGAAATAGTTCGTCTGTTAATAGTTTCCATAAGTATGTTGGAAAATCTAATAAACAAATTGCAGGAGAATTGGTTGAATTTATTTATCCTAGGCATGTAAATGGCGAGGGCTATACTGGGGTAGTGAGTTCGTTTATAAGTAATGATTCAGATACTGTTGTAAACAGAAAATATGTTGGGGACGTAGAATTTTATGCTTATTATGCGGATTATGATTGGATTGTATTCTGTAGTTTGTTTGGTACTATGATGGATCTTCCTGAAGGGTTTCCAATGTATTGTCGTGATTTGAAGCAAGAATTAGATAGAAAAGCAGAAGAACGAAAGAAAGAATGGTTTTTACAAAAAGTTCAAATTTATACAGATTTTGACATGTTAAATCATATAAAAACATTACCTAATTACCCTAAACAAGAAAATGAACATGACGCTTTAGATGATGCAAAATGGAATTCTAACCTCTACAAGTTCTTACAAAATTTATGAACAGAGTAAAGACTTATATAGCTAATTCTGAAATCCAAGGTATAGGTTTATTCGCCGGAGAATTCATACCTAAAGGAACTGTTATATGGGAATTAGAACAACCTTTTGATAAGATATGGTATAAGAATGCTATACAAGATGTGAATGAAGTTGCAAAAGAGTATCTTAAAAAATATTCTTATTGCGATAAAAACAAATGTTGTTTTATGGGTGATGACGCAAAATACTCAAACCATGCAAACGACGCAAACACAACTTCAACATTTTATACACAAATCGCAAATCGCGATATACAAGAAGGGGAAGAAATTACAACAAATTACAATGAAATAGATAGTGAATTTAGAAGCAATAAAAAATTTTAAAAATGAATAATCCAAAGTTACTACATACCAAAGATAATAACAACAATATGACACCATTACAAAAAGCATTCAAAAAGTATTTTGATAATAAATACTACATTGCGCAACTAATAGCATTATTTATGCTAACTTATGGAATAATTACTATAGATGAATTCGATAGCATCCTAGGAATAATCGTTATATTCACTATATGTGGATCAGTTTTATTAGTACCATTTATCTTTATGTTTTCTTGGTACAGACAATATAAGAAAGATGATAAGTAGTATTTTAATACTGTTATTATTTGTTCTGGCTGCAATATGTAATGCTGCTATGGATGTGGTAACTCATCACTACGAAGATAGTATATTTAACAAATCAGAAGATAGTAAGTATTATTACAACCCTATGCATTCTTGGAAGAATAAATACGTAAACTGTGATGTAAACCAAGGACGAAAGAAGTGGTTCTTTAATAAGTTTACTATTCATTCTGCTTTTACTGATTTCTGGCATTTACAAAAGTCTAGTATGATTGTATTGATATGTATTGCTCTAGCAGTAGCTTTATTTGGAAGTCCAATAATTACTACTTGGTGGTACTTTATTATTGTAGTAATAGTACTAGGAATAATTTGGAATTCAACGTTTAACTTATTTTACAATAAAATTTTTAGAAAATGACAGACGTAAATGATATATGGCAAGAAGACGACCAAATAGAACCGTTTGATAGAAGTAATAAACCAAAAGAAAACGTTTCAAAGCCTAAAATTGAAGAAGAGAAAACAACACCAGCTCGTAGTAGAATATTACCAGAACAAAAAGAAAGTAAATGGGATAAATATAAACTCTAGTATTTTACACTAGAGTTTTACTTTTTATGATTATCTTTGTAGTATGAAAAAGTTAATATGTTATATGATGATGTTCTTTTCTTTGTGTGTAAACGCACAATTAAAAGTAAAAGTAGAACTAGTTATTGATCCTAGTTTAAAGAGTCAAGTTTATTTTTTGAAAAAAAGTATTGAAGCAGCTAATGAAGATTTAGCACCAGCTGGTATAATACTAATGGTAGAAGCAGTAGATTATAAAAAAGTATTTTATGGTAATACAGATGTATCCTTAGATAGTTTACATATTGATAACCAAACTATTACAATAGGCAGTTATTCAAAACCATATAATGATGGAGACCAAATAGGGTTATCATATGTAGGCGCAATTAATTCTCAGTACAGCAAGTTAGTAGTTAATATAGATACCACAGAATCTTATGATGTAAATGGGTCATTAATAGCTCATGAAGTATGTCATTTATATGGTCTAAAACATACTAAGGACAAGCATAATATAATGTACTTTAAAACTACAACAGAAAATCTTAAATTAAATAATAATCAAGTAAAATATTTGAAAAATGTCATTAAAAGGAATTACGGCTTTTCAACAAGCTCAAAGAGAATTATTAAATTCTAAAATCAACGAGGCTAAATTAGTAGCTGACGGAGATCTTTCTAAAGAAGAGAAGATAGCAGCACAAGCTCGTATCAAGAATGATATGATTCTAATCCAGGCAGCTTATCGCAAAGGGGCTAAATTAACACCAGATGAAGGTCGTTGGGCTATTCAAAAAGGTGAATTTATAGAGCCTACTACTGAAGCTATTGAAATTGAAGAGATAACTGAGGAAACTGAAGAATCTAAAGAAGAGAAAAAATCATTCTTTAAAAAGAAAAAATAGTGAGAGTTCATGTAAATAAAAAGACTGGCTGCATTCTTTACAAAAAACGTAAAGATGTAGTTAAGGATATTTATAAAGAATTCGCAAAGAAAATTAACCGGTCTACGAAGGATCACAAGCTGGCCCACGTACCATTTATGCCAATGTAATATGAGTAATGTAATGATATATTTTAATGAAGGAGATGTAGTTTCAATTAAACATCTTGATGACAGCCCTTTAATGGTTGTTAAACGTATTGAGAAGATGGTGAAACCAAAAGAGGAAGACAGTAAGTTTACTCTATTAGGCATCAAGTGCTATTGGTTTGATAAAAATCATTCTTACCAAGAAGCATCTTTTAATACAAAAGATTTAAAACTGATTAAGGAAAGCAAATTACCAAAACAATTACTTTCTGAGGAGCCAGTTAAAATCACCAAGATTAGGAAAATTGAAAATATGTAAATATGTTAAAATTCATTACAAAAGGTGACTCTGTTATTGTTGACAAGAATGTTCTTCTTATTGAGGAATTCACCAATATTTTAGATCATTATAAAAAATCTAAAAATCCAGATAAAGGTTTAAAAACTTTATTCTATATTTATCTATGTTGTGACATGTCTGATGAGAACTTTATGAAAGATCTCGACTTTCGTCAGAAACCACAACAAGCAGCGTTACGTTGTTTTGGTGATAAAGCTTATAAATTCACGAGTAAGGAAAAAGAATTAATTGATGCAGCTTTTGATGCTTATAATTTTTTTAATGAAACTGCTGGAGAAAGAGCTGAATTAGCTATTGACAAAAAGATAGACGAAGCCCGTTCAACTTTGGAAGAGACAGAATTAGTAGTAGTAAGAAACGAGAACGCTGCGACTGGTACGACTACATTTGCATCTAATAACAAAATACTTTCTGAAATTGCTAAAGATATTGATAATCTCATGTCTTTGAAATTAAAAATCCGTGAAACTACTTCTAAAATAAAATCCACTGGTAGAGTTAGAGGGGACAAAGGCTCATCTCTCATTGAGCGTGGTACCTTCAGAAATATTGTAGAAGGGGGAGAATAATGGCAGCAGAAACCAACGCTAAGTACAAGCCTAGAGAATTACCGATCAAGAATAAATACGATCGCTTTAACTTGCCTTTTTTGAGAAAAGAAAGAGATGGTAAAGTATTCAATGGCAAATTTGATGTTACTAATACTCAAGAGAAATTAAAAGGTGTTTTCAATAAGACTGATAAAATACAATTAGTAGATTATTTAGTTTATAGACCTCTTCCAAAAGAATTACTTCAGTGGCAGACTCCACCGCATGTCCATCCTGACAGTGTGGATATAGAAAACTTTTATTCAGAAATTATTTATCATTCAGTACATGGTGTGTGGGTTGACGGGGAATACTTCAATCCATTATTTGTTTATTGGCTGAACGTATTTGTGTTTCCAATTTACATGATGAATCCTGATGGAACACCTTCAGAAGATTTTGATATATCACATCCTTACTACTGTAACATAGATCGTTATATATTCGACCAAGCTTGGAAAGCTATGTTAAATAGAAAAGATGCTTCTTTAATGGGTGGTCGTGGTATAGGTAAAAGTTATATATGGTCTTCAATTATAGATAGGAATTATAGATTGTTTCCTAAAACTTGGGCCGTAGTGTCTTCTTCAAATGAAGATATGACTAACGAAGCGTGGAAAAAAGTTGATGAGTGTTTAAACTCTATAGAACAATTACATTCTACAATAAAACACAAAAGAATATTAGGTGGTGATTCTGCTAACTTAATTGAATCAGGGGAAGATATCGAATTACCCGATCGTACTAAAACAAAACGTGGTTATTTATCGAAAATAGAAAAAATTATTTACGGAAAAAGCCCAGGAAAGACTCGTGGTAAACGTCCTAATATACAATTAATAGAAGAGTTTGCTGCATTTCCACCATCACATCAAAAAGGAGATTTAAAATCTTGTATGAGAGAATCTAGAGGTTCTTGGTATGTGGGTGGTTCAATTAAAAAATGTACAGTACTTTATTCAGGTACAGGTGGTTCTGTAGAAAACGATCAAGCAGAAGGTGTATTCCTAGACCCAATAGCTCATGAAATTCTGCCTACTTACGATTGGGAAAAACCTTGTGGTATATTTATTCCTACCCATATTAAACGTTCTGGTACTTGGGAAGCTACAGGTTGTCCTGATGTTGCTAGAGCAGAAGCTGAAGTAGATGCTGAAAGACAAGAAGCTAAATCGGACCCAGTTAAGTATATGGGTTTACTACAAGAGTACCCAAAAACTTTGAAAGAAGTTTTTATGCGTACTGGTAGCAATATATTCAATCAAAACAAAATATCAGAACAAAGAACAAGGATAGAATTCGATGACCCTAATATACTTAAACCTGAAAGAGGTTTCTTACGTTGGAGAAAGGATGATGTCACAGGAAGGAAACTTGGCGTATTTTGGGAACAAAGTAACAGTGGTGATATAGAAGTTATAGAGCATCCATTTTGGATACGAGCTATAGATGAGGCAGATAGAAAAGTAATAGATGGTTTATATGTTGCAGGTTGTGACTCTATTGATCAAGGTAGAGGAGATTCTATGTATGCTTCAAGTAGTAATAAAGGTTCCGAATTAGGTATGCTGGTTAAGAAGCGTATATTAGATAATAACTACTTTAAAGAAACTTCTAATATATATGTTGCAAAATACGTTGGTAGATCTAATGATGTTAGAGATGACCATGATAATGCTTTAAAGTTAGCTATATATTACAATTCATTAGTAAACATAGAATTTACTAAAATAGGTATAATTGGTCATTTTAGAAATGAAGGTCATTATGACATGCTAATGAAAAGACCATCTATAGCAAGAGGTGACGCTGATCCTACTAAAGTTTCTAATCTTATAGGTACACAAGCTTCTACTCCCGTTATTGATCATATGGATAATAAGATTAAGGAGTATATCGATGACCATTATGACAAGATATATTTTAAAGATGTTTTAGAACAATGCCAAAACTACTTAAGAGAGAATAGAACAGAGTTTGACTTAGTTATCGCGTTAGGTCTTGCTGAATTAGCTGATGAAGATAAAATGGGTGAATTAGCAAGGAAAGGTGCAAGAGAAACTGAAGAGTTAACTATGTTTGGTTATTATACTGATGAAAGAGGTTACAAACAATATGGTGTGATACCTAGTAATAAAGGTGGTGACACTTCTAAATCACTAATACAGAGAGAAGCTGAAGCTTTTCAAAAAGCTGGAGGTGTTCGTTGGATCGATTATTCAGACCCAAAAAATCCTAGATTACACTTTTAACTTTACATATCAGTAAACTTTTTTTATATTAGTTACAATAAGTAAAATATGTAATATGTCAATAAAATTAGAAGAAGTAGTTCCACAAAACGATAATGTTTTAGTTACTGTGAACAGTTTAGAGAAACACATGAACGGTGTTGTAATGGATGATAAGCCAGATCAATACACTAAAAGTTTTTATGAAACAACAGTAATTGCAATTGGTCCAGAAGGTTTATCAAAAGAATCAGGTTGTCCTGAATTAGAAGTAGGTGACAAAGCAATTATAGATAAATTTGACGGAGTAAATTTACCAGTAAAAGAACATTATACAAAATTAGTAAGAGGCTACGCTATAGTAGCAGTTAGTAAAAAAGACGGGATTATGTTAGCAACAAACGATAGAATATTAGTAGAGATAGTAGAAGAAGAGTTTGATCAAGACGGAGTTAAATTTGATAAATCATTTGACCCTCGCGAGAGAGAGACACAAAAAGGAAAAGTAATTAATTGTGGACCAAATGCGGTACAATATCCAGAAGGAACTATTGTATTTTTTGACCCATTTGTTGGTAATCTTATTGTAAATGAACCTACTAAGAAAATAAAGACAATAAATTCATTCGACGTATTATTTAAAATTTAAGAATGTCATCATTACAATCAAATCTTAATATTGAAGATATCCATTTATCAGCTGATGAAAAGGATAGTTTTGATTATATCAAAAAGAAGACAGACTATTTGATAGCATCTTTGTATCGTGAAAAAACTAAGGTACAGAAATGTCGAGATTTGTATGAAGGGGTGCGAGATAAACAAGAGTTCAAATACTTAGAAAATGTTTATGGCTTAGAAACTCCTATGTCTATTAAAATGACACCACTAATTAAAACTAGAATTGATGTTTTAATAGGTTTATTTTTAGACGAGGTATTCAAATACCAAATAAGTATTAGTGATGTTAATTCTCTTGATATAGCAGCTGAAGAAAAGAAAAAGGCCTCTTACAAGGGAATAGTAAATCAATTTAAAAAACAAAGTCAGCTTAACGACCAAAGAATAAAATTAGGACAAGAACCAACTACTGATTTAGTTACAGAAGAATTTTTAAATAATGTATTAAAAGGCATTGATAAAAGTTTTGTTTCTGAGTTTGAAAAAGCTGCTTCTCATTTAATTAACTTCTTTGAAAACGATCAAACATTAGAGTTTCGTCAGAAGATGAAACAATTTGTTTTAGACTTCTTTGTTGTAGGCGAAGCTTATTATAGAACCTACGTAGAAACTGTTGGCCAAGACCCAGTTTTAGAGATCAAGAAGCCTGAGAATATTTTTTACAACAAAAACACAAATTATCAATTCTTATCTTCTGGAGCAAAACCAAATGTTACTGCATTAGTTAATAGAGAATATATGACTAGAGGGCAAGTACTTAATAAGTATGGTCATCTTATGAGTCAAACAGATTTGGATAAATTATTTGGAAGAGGTTTTGGAAGTAATGGTGGTTCTCATATTATACATAGTCCACAAGAATTAGAGTATATTTACTCGAAAGAAAACAGTGATAAGATTCATAATCAACACACTTACAGCTTATTCGATACTGTAACTGTATGGCATACAGAATGGTTAGCCAATAATGAGATAGAAATAGATGACGAACTGGCTGAAGATAAACAGAATGTGGAAAATATTTCTCGTTCTAAATTATACAAGGAAGAAAAGTCATACGATGGTTCAGGTAAACCAAAAAGAAAAGGCTATAAGTTAGATCGTTATGAATCTATACGTGTGGACTATGATATTTACTTAAATTGTGGCAGAAGTCGTCACATTACGAGATCCCAAGCACAACCTTGGTACACAACACTTTCATACAATGGAGTTTCTTATAATGATAGAAATGGTAGATCATACTCTTTGGCGTGGTCGCTTAAAGATTTACAAGATTTGTATGATATTAATATGTTTCATAGAGACAATTTAATTGCAAATTCGGGTGTAAATGGTTCTCGTATTAATCTTGCTGGTATACCAAAGGTATTAGGTAATGATTTTATGGAACGATTATTAAAGTTCGTTGCCTTAAGAAAACAAGGTATAGAATTAATTGATCCAACAGAACCAGGAGCAGCATTGTTTCAACACTACGGAGATTTTACTTCTGGTCTAGATGGTAATGCGGTACAATCAATTAATCTAGTATTAGAATCAATAGAAAAGCAAGCTGATGTAGTAACAGGTGTTAATAGATATATGTATGCTGCGGCAGAACAAAGAGACGCAGTAAGTAATGTTAAAACGGGAATTAAGCAAACTTCTATCATTATGAAAGATATGTTTGATTTACTGTATACTAGTCGTACCAATGTTCTAACAGATTTGATCAATAATGCCAAGACTTGCTACAAGAAAGGCAAACGAGGTTCTTATATTGTAGGCAATAGAACTTATTTATTTAGTATAATGCCAGAGAATTTCTGCTTTACTGATATTAATATACATGTTATTAAGAACGATAAAGATTCTGAAAAAATAGAAAGAGTTAAAACTATAATACCAGAGTTGATTGCTCGTAATTCAATAGCAGATGATACTGTTATTAAAATTTCAATGTCTGATTCTGGTAGAGAAATACTTGATATTATTGAGGATAGTATGGCTGAGAAGAAGAAGGAGAATGATACTATTAAACAATTACAAGATCAGTTAAATCAAGCTAGTGAGCAGATGAAACAGCTTCAAGCGCAAGCAGAAGAGGCCAAAAAGCAAATAGAATTGTTCAATAAACAAGATCAACAAATTAAACAAAGAGAATTAGTAATTAGAGAACGTGAATCTGTTGCTACTATTGATTACAATAAGAAAAATTTAGAGTTAACAGAGCAACGTGATTTAAAGAAAGCAGAAAAAGATATTGCTGCATTGGAATTAGAAAAAGAACAGATTTATGCAGAAAATATTAGTTCTAAATCTCGTGAAGTAAAAAATGATATATGAGCAAGGAATTAAAAAAATACTATGTTCCAATAGATAAAGGATTCGCTGTTGTTAATGAACATCAGATTAGAAAGCCTCGTTGGATACAACATTTTGGTGGTATTAAAGAATTAGAAAAATTTATTAAAAAAGTTAAATAATGGATATTCGTATAGTAGAAACAATGCCAACTTCTGGTACTCTAGCTGATTCTAGATTTAGAGTTGATCCAAGTAAAGAAAATATTACTTTGGAATATTCTTATGGTGATGAGTCGTTAGCATTGCTAGATTATAATATTAATTATGCTGCATTACCATATGTAATGGGTTCAGGTCTTGTGAAGAAAACTTTTTTAACTTACAATGGAATTTCTTATCAAACTAAGGAAATATTAGAAACTGTTTTAATGGAATCTGCAAATACTGCAGATCCAGACCAAGCACCTAATTTTTTGAACTCTAATGAATGGATTTATTATCCTTCTAGATTTAACGTACCAGCAGCAACTGCAGGTCTTGGTTCTGTTGATACTTTGACTTGGCCTTACCCTTATTCTGAAGGTGTTACTTTAATTAAACAATTTTTAAACTCAGAAGGTAATTTAAATCCTCCATTATATACAGCTTATTATAGACAACCTACAATGACTAATTTTGAATTAGCAAATGCAGAGGGTGGAACTGTTTACACTGATGGTTGGTATACTTCTTATGTCATTGCTGTAAAGACTTATACTTTAGTAGACCCTTCTACCAATGGAATTACTATTAATCAGATCGTTTATAACGAATCGGATGAACAATTTTATATAAATATAACAGGTGATGTACTACCGTATAATGTTGATAATTCTCATTTACCAGAAAATGATACAACCAATTGGACAGCTGGTCCTACGTTTGAGCAATGGATGAATCTACTAAGACAAAATATTGGTGGTAATACTATAATAAATACTGGTAATGGTGGCAATGTAACATTAGGTAATATAGGAGTTAATACTATTGTGCCAGCTGGTACAGAACGTTTTGGTAATCGTAGAGCAGCACCTCAAGACCCTGTTTTCTATATTGAATGTCAACATTTAGTTACTCCTGTTTTAAACCATGCAATATTAGCAGAATTAAAACGTACATGCGGTTGTTGTCATAAAGATGAATTTGGCTTAACACATTTAGAAGATTGGGTTAGATTGACACAAAAAAGATTAGGAGCTTTAGTTAATTTTAACGAAGAAAATTATCGTGACGCACAATGTATTATTCAAAGCTCAAGGGCTAAATGTACACAATGTATTTACCATAAAAACTGTTTGTCATGTTAATTAGACATCAATTAGATTATCTAAACTCTTTCGATGCTGCTTATAGTAAAATAGCAAAGATAGAATCTCAAATAGCTAATCGCGAAGAGTTCGTAGGTAACTCAAAACAATTGGACAAGATGAGAGCACATTCTTTATTAATGTCTATATTGGTGGATCACTTACAAAATGAAGATAACGAATCACCAATAGGTAATGAGACTTTCTTACAATGCTTAAACAAATTAATAACTACTAATATCTGCTAAAATGCCTTTAAACAATAGCCAAAACAGCACTAACAATATACTAGGACAGAATACAAGAAATCCAAGATTTTTTGCTAACAATTCAGCGCCTGATACAGACAATCGTTTTATAGATTTAACTTCACAAGGTTTTAACATTGTACCTGACTTAATGTGGGATCACACACAAATGCAGTATATACTACCTCCAGGCGCAACAGCGAATGTAGCAATTGGTAATTTTAGAAATGGTCAAGAAAGAACTTTACATACAATAATGCTAAGTAATGCTTATACAACTAATGCTAGGACTTTCACTTTTGGCAATAGATACGTGTTTCTAGATGACCCAGGACAAAGTAAAATTGTTGATCCTGGTAAAATACTTGCCTACTTTGGAACTATCGTAAAAGGTAAAATGTACTTAAGGCTTTCTATTGAAAGTACTAACTAATTAAAATAAATTTCACTAAATTTAAACATAATTAAAATAAGAATAATATGCCAATAAATGACAATTCAGACCTAGATGGTCTACATGACGATGGTGACGATTTAATCGTTGACCCAGTCGATCCAATTCCAACACCTGGTGATGATAACGATCCTCCAGCACCTGTTGATGATCCACCTGCTAAAGATTCTAATACTGACGATGCTCCGGATTTATCTGGTATGGAAAAGTTTTTAGCTGATTATGGCGTAATAGGTGGTATGATTACCTTTGAAGACGGGGAGCAAAAACATTTTGATGAACTGAGTGATGTTGAAAAGTATAACGTTGTATCTTCCTTAGTTGAGAATTCTGCTACGCCAATAGAACAAAAGTATGGTTTAGATCCAGCAGAGATACAATTATTAAATTACTTTAGAACGCAAGAAGGTAAAACTATTGAAGAATCACTAGATGCATTATTAGAACAAAGAATGTCACAAATAGAATTGTTGAATTCTGCTAATAATACAGATTACGAAAATATGTCACAAGATGCTTTGTATCTTAGATGGTTAAAACAAAATAACCCAGAAGCTACGGAAGAAGATTTACAAGAAGATCTAGAGAAAGCTAAACAATTAAAGAGCTTTGAAAAAAGTGTTGATGGTATTAAGAAAGTTTTCGTAGAGCAACAATTAGCTGAAAATCAAAAAGCAAAATTAGAACAAGAGAGATTACAACAAATAGAACTTGAATCAGACCGTAGACAAATTGTAGAGACAGTTTCTCAAATAGATTCTGTTGCAGGATTCGAAGTAAATGATGATGAAAAGAACGAGATTCTTCAAAGTTTACTTGAAGTAAATGAACAAGGTGATTCAATATTTATGGAAGAAATATTCAGTGATCCTAACAAACTTTTCAAGGCAGCATGGTTATACCATAAAGGTGAAAAGATGTTTGATGATATGTCTGATTATTACAAAAGAGAATTATCTAAACAATATAAAAAGGGTAGAGAAGAAGCCTTACAAGGAACACCTTCTAAACCAATTGTGATAAGCAATAACAGTAATAAAAATACAATTGCCAAGAGAGATGAAGTGAATGCTAAGACTCAAGATGAATTATTTGATGACGAGGATTAAAATTTAAGCTTTTTTACCTTTTAAAATTAAACATTTTTTATATTTATTACGTAACTAACAGGTTAAACAACAATTAATAATCAAAGGTAGGCACTACCTACCATAAAACAAAAGAAAACAAATGAAAATTGTAGACAGAGCAACGGTGTTCCAAAACATGAGTTCCACTAAAACAGTGCAACACTTCGGAACATTGCTAGGGCAAAAGCCTCACAAATTAGGTCAAGTGGTTACTATGTACTCTCACTTGGCTATTAGTACTTTAACAGATGCGTTAAAGAACATTTATTATAACCCTAAAAAAGGAACTGGTTCTTTTAGCCCTATTAATTCTATGGCTATTGAATGGGATATCGACGTTAACTTCATTAAGAAGGTAAAAATCGTTGGTGACATTTCTGGTACAGGTGTTAATAAAAAAGTAGAAACAATCTTATTAGAAGAGCGTTACTACGATCGTAACGATACTTTCACTTTAGAGAACAAACAACAATTATTTGTAGTTGCTGCTCCAAAGAAGATCACTAACAAACGTTGGGAATACCGCGTAATTTTAGTTGGTAATGATTTAACAAAAACAATCAATACAACTTTTGCTGCTGCTGGTAGAACTACTCGTTACCGTTCAAATTACTACCCTGAATTATCAGAAAGAGGATATTTAAAATTCCAATCTAATACTGAAACTCACAGAAATTATTTATCTCGTCACCGTGCTTCAGCAGATTGGTCATCTGATTTTGCTATTCACGAAGAGTTATTTATTGATGCTGGTAAAGGTAAAGATGGTTCATCTCAATATTTCAAGATGAATAAAAAAGAAAAGCAATGTATGGACACTTTCTTGATGTCAAGAGAGCAACATTGTATTTTCGGTCAAACTAACTTTGACGTAAACGGTAAGTGTTTAGATCAAGATGAACATGGACGTGATATCCCTATGGGAGACGGTGTAATTCCTCAAATTGAGCGTTACTGTGATAAGTTTGCTTATTCAATTTTAACTTCTGACGTATTAGATGACGTTATGAATTCAATGATTGAGAAGTCAGATATGCCAACAGGTAATATTTATGCAGTTGTTTGTAACGAAAAAATGTACCAACAATTTGGTAAATTAATGAAGTCAGATTTACGTTTCCAATCACCAAATGATGGATCTTATTTCTACTCAAAGAAAACTGGTGGTAAAGTACGTGTAGGTGCTGAATTCGATAGTTATACTTTCCAAGGTAACACTATTACTTTCATGCCTGATCGTTGTTTATCTCAAGAATACCCTGATTTCGCTTATGGTATTTTCTTAGACACAGGTGCTGATTTAGTTTCTGGTCGTCCAAACTTAGCAATGTTTACATTGGAAGGTTCTGAGATCGTTTCAGGTAACTTAAACGGTATGGGTGGACAAGATGGTAAAACTTCTGGTGAAGTATCTACTTCAGTAGCAGGTTCTCAATACCACTTATTAGGATATAGTGCTGCGGTAATATTCAATCCTTACAAGTCATTCTTATTACAAGAGAACGTAATCTAATTAAATTAGATTTTACTTAATAAAATTGAAGGTGGTCCAATAGGGTCACCTTTAATATTTTTATATATCCCATTATATAATCAAGGTTTATTTTTATATTTACTTCATAATCAAAATATGAATAATATGACAGAAGACAAATTTACAACAATCGAAGCTAATTCAGTAATAGAATTGAAAAGTGCTTCAAAAACAGCAAAACAAATCGTTCAACCAGCTTGGAATGCTACTATTGGTTGGTGGGCAGGAGTGCCAAGATTATCAGAAGATGATAAGAAGAAATTAGACTTTTGGGTAGACGAAAAAAGCAAAATGGTATTAAAAGATGGTATTACTTTTAATTTAAGTAATCCTATTGATAAAGCTAATTGGGAATGGATCAGATATTGCAAACAAGTTGCAGCATCAGTAGATGATTTATTACACAGCCCAGAAGCAATGTTTTATGTACATATAGAAGGTCGTGAGGCAAAACAAAAGAATTCTCGTTCTATAGCAAAATTTGAAGCACAGAAATTTGTAATTGACGATGCTATGGAAAATTACGCTAGTCGTTGCTTGTTATTAGGTATGGATTTTGAAGGGGAATCACCTGAAGTAATGCGTGAATTTCTCTTGGAAAAAGCAATGGAAACACCAGAAGATGTTAAACGTATTTATACCTCTAAAAATTTATCAATACATTTACTATATTTAACAGCTAAGAAGAAAAGTTTAATTAAAGAATCTCGTGGGGTGATGATGTACGATCACCATATTTTAGGGGTAAATGACGAAGCTGCAATTGCTTATTTACAAGATCCAGATAGTAAAGGTATTGTAGAGTTGTTAGAGCGTGCTACTAAACCAGAATACTTTACTGAGAAGAAAACTACAGCAAAAGAGACTGTTGCAGAGAACACATCAGATGATGGTGAAGTAGAAGAACCTAAAAAGAAATTTGGTTTTCAAAAGAAATAAATAAATGACTGTAAAGCAAGTATACGAATATACACTAATGGAGTTGAGGAAAGCTAAGGCACCTCATCTCCACTTAGAAGAATTTAATTATTATATTAATAAGAGTATTCAGGAGTATATTAATACTGCTTATAGAACTTATGAAACTACACAACAGACCTCTGATGATTTATCCGCTATTAGCGACAACGTTACTGGTACTATAAATTTGCAAGGTAATTCAGTAGTTTATACAGGTGATAATTTTAATGGAACTAAAACAGTTAGAAAAGGTCAGTTGTATGGCAGTACTTATTCTCAGTTTGTTTTACCAGATAATTATATGCATTTACTTGGTATTGTACCAACATGTGCTACTAAATTTAATTACAAATGTTACAAAGCAGGATATGAGCATTCTTATGGAGCATCTAAGCTTACCGCAGATGTAGCAGGAGCTATGACAAGTAACGCTTTTATTAGACCAGCTGTAGATAATACATATTACAGAATAATAGATTCTGGTATAATTACTTCTACAATACCTGATATACAAGTATTTTATGGTGATGGAAATAAAATTAGATTAGCTAGTTTTTATTTATCCTATTTGAAGAAACCAATGGTAATAATCTTAACAACACAACAAAGAGATTTACCACATGATAACTCTCAGATAATGGAGTTTCCAGATTATGTTTGTAATGAAATAATAAAAAAGATTGTAACGTTAGTAATGGAAAATTCACAAAATCCTAGATTAAGTACTTTTATTCCTGTGAATAAAACTATAGATAATTTAGGAAAATAAAAATATTTACCTTGTGGAATAAAAAATATTTAATATTTATTACATACTGTTAGGTTTCAGGGATACCAGCTCTGAGTATTTAAAACCGAAGATATACACTGGTAAAATATCTTCATAAAACAAAATAAAAAACAAAATGTTTACATTAAACGAAAAACAATTAGTATTAAACGCGAACGCAGACGTTAGAGTATTTGATCCTATAACAGGAACAGCTCATGTTGCTTCAACACCAATTGTATCAACTGATTCAATTTCTATCAAGGGATTTGGTACATTCCCAATTTTAGCAATCACAGACTTTAAAGCTCGTCGTGCTAGTGCACCTGTAGCTGAAGTTACAGATTGGTTAGTAACAGCTCCAACTGGAATCGCAGTAGGTGATGCTATCGAAACTAAGGTTACCTACAAAACTTCTCGTTATGCAGGTGAAGACGCTATCAATTACATTGAAGGATCTCGTCCTATTATTTTCCAAACGGCAGCTTTAACAGGTATCACAGCAGCGAACATTCGTGACGCAGTAGTATTAGGTTGGGCGGCTTATTTAGCTACTTTTGCTAAATTTGATCCAAAAATTACAGTAACAGCAGATGGTGTAGCAGATCTACGTGTAACAGTTGCAACAGGGCACGAATATTTGAAGATCGTAAAGGTTGAAATTCGTCGTATTGTTCAAGGTGCTGGTTCACAAACTGCAGTATCATTAGCAAAAACTACTATTACAGCTGGTAAAGAAGGAGATGGACAAGGTAAATTTTTAGAAGAGTCAATTCGTATGGCTACACCAATGACTACTAATCCTTACGGTATTGGTGGTGATGACTGGAGAGTAGATGTACGTGGATCTTATTCACAAGTTTACTTTAAAGTAGCAGCTTCTTATGATGAATCAATTATTCCTCATGGTTCTGATATCACAGCATCAGCAGAACACACTTATATGATTTACTTAAACGAAGCAAATTGCTTAGGTTCAGATAATGCACTTGAGAATTTAGCAGAAGTAGGTGTAATTGTAGCAGGTTTATTGAGTAACGTTGCAGTTACTGCAATCGCAGCTCCATTAACTCGCGCTCAAGAAGAAGTAGAAGCGTTGATCATCTCTACAGGTGCATCAGTTGCCACAGCCGCGAATTTCATCGTTTAGGCTATAAACTTTCTTATATTTTAATTTTAGACCCCGATTTATTCGGGGTTTATTATTAAATTATATTATGAAAGAAATCTTGGAACGATTTAACAAAAAGAAGTATAAGTATTTATACAGAACAACTAATATTGCAAATGGTAAAACATATATAGGAGTTCATTGCACAGATAATCTCGGTGATAAATATATTGGTAATGGGGTTAAAGCTAATTTTACTACTGCTAACAAAAAGAAACTAACAGCATTTAAAAGTGCATTATTAAAATATGGTGTGCTGAATTTTAAGCTAGAAATACTAGCCTTTTATGATACATACGAAGAATGTTTAGAACAAGAAAAATTATTAGTGAATGAACAGTGGGTAGCAGACAATAACAATTATAATACTACAAAAGGTGGTGTATTACATCATGTTATGTATGGTTCTGATAATCACATGACAAAAAGTGTAGGTTGTTACAGACTGGATGGTACTTTATACAAAATGTATGAATGTTACAGTGATGCAGCTACTGAATTACAACTAAATGTTAAAAATATCAGTAGTAGTGTTAGAAAGAACTTTTCTACTGGAGGTTACATATTTATTCATAATGAAAACAATATTTACGCAAATGAAATAACACCATTAAATAAAAAACGTGGTTTAGGTAAAAGAAAGAAAATTCAAGTAATGAATTTACGAACAGAAGAAATGTATGATTTACTTTCAACTAAATCACTTCAAGAATTTATAGGAATACCAAAAGGTACATATGACTATCATATTAAGAAGAAACACAAAGAATTCGTCTACAAAGATAAATGGAAAGTATTTGTGTTATAATAATTTACTTTGTTCCTAATTTATTTTTTAATATATTAGAATCATAAATAAACAACAATGGTAGACATTAATTTTAAGAAGGAAAATAAAGAAGAAAAATCTGACAAGAAGAATCCTCTAATATCAGACAAAACCATAGAGTTACTGAATTACCGTATTGAGCAAGAAGATCTCTCTAGCAGAGTTTATTTAGCAATTTATTTATCTTTAGAAAACACAGGACACCAATCTGCTAAACTATGGAAGAAATATTCTTCTGAAGAAGCTAATCACGCAGACTGGGCTAGAACTTATTTATTATCTTTAGGTATTACTCCTAAAACACCTACTTTAAAAGAAACTACTTGTGATTGCAAAAATCTAGTGGACGCTATTCAAAAGACATATGAGCATGAATTAGAAGTAACTAAACAATGTAAAGAATTAGCGGCTCATGCGATGTCTGAAGGAGACCATTTATTATATCCTCTAACAATGCGTTATATGTCAGAGCAAATTGAAGAAATGGATAAAGCACAAACATTATTAGACCAATTAGAATCTTTTGGTACTGATAAAATTGCTTTACGTTTATTAGATATAGAACTTTCAAAATAATACTATGAACAGATTATTTAGTTATAAAAAGGGCAAGAAAATGAAGTCATGTAATTGTGGCGGAATGCTTTATAAAAAAGCTCATGTTGGTAAAATGCAAGCAGGTAATGTCATAACATCACCTTTTAAGACTACTAAAGTAATGTCTGAGTCTGAGTTACCTTCTGACACAGTAAAGAAAGTAGACCCTAATTCCGGACAAACTTATTGGGTTAGAAATAATGCCGCAGTAACACCTGCTAAGCCAGTTATAAACAAGCACCCAATTACACCAGTAGCTAAGCCCGTAGTAGCATCAACAGTAAATAAAACATTTGTAAATAAACCAAGACCTGCTATTAATAAAACCCCTGCTGTACCAACAAAAAGTATTGAAGAAGAGAGATTTTATTTAACACCACAAACTACCTCTGTTGTAACACAAAAACCTATAGCGGCTACACAAGTACAACAAGTTCGTAAAAGAGATACTGGTTGGAATAGCCATGATGTAGAAAAGTATATTTATCCCAATGATAAAGGTGAGTACACTCATGATACAAAAGAGGTTTATATAGACCGTAAAACAGGGCAAGAAGTAGATATGAATACTTCCTATGATTCAACAGGTAAATACTTACCTAAATTCCTAAACACAGTTCTTTCGCCAGCAACTAACGCAGGTACTTATACCAAAGGTTTAGCACCGGCAATGAAAAAAGGTGGAATATTAAAGAGACATTAAACAATGACAGGTAGCGAAATATCAAGTGCAATACGTAATAACATCAAAGATGGTTTATCTGGTATAGTTACTAGTTCTGCTATTAGTTATAAACAGATTGAAGCTGAAATTGATTTAGTACGTGCTAAATTATTCTTCGAACAAGAAAAAGCAGGTAAATTAGAAGTTAGGAATTTTATACAAAATGTTCCTAATCTACATTTAACTTGTAGAGATTTAGCACAAGACTGTAATATATCTTCAGGAGAAGCTTTACCAAGTGTGAAGATACCAAAGATAATGCATACTCAAACTAATAACAGCTTGGCCTTTGTAGGCTTTGCAAATAAAAGTAGAAGTTTTATAGTGTATTATGATACTGACGATATTGTGAATCATAAGTATAGATTAAAGACTTCCAAAGCACCATTCTGTTGGGTTGATTTAGCCCCTGATAATGAAGATATGATTACATTATATTTCTTCAACATGGGTGAATTCGATCCTTTGAAATACGTAACTATTAGAGGAGCTTTTGAATCACCTTATAAAGTAGCACCATTAGACCCTTTATTTGACGAGAAAGAGTATCCAGCGCCAGCGTATATACAAGAGATGATTATATCTACTTTAACAGAAAGATATTTGAGATATTACAGACAATTAAACATTACAAATGTACCAAATACAGGCACAGACAACGTCACATAATGAATAAAGTTATTTACATAGTATACAAAACCACAGGGCCTAATAATTTATATTATATTGGTGTTCATAAAACTAAGATGATTAACGGTGAGATACCTTTTGATGGTTATATCGGTTGTGGAATAACTAGTGAAATATTAGAACCTAATAGAAACACGATAACCAGATTAGGTTTAGCTGTATATTTAACTGGTTATAAAAACTGGGTTAGAGAAACGTTATTCACTTTCGATACAGAATTAGAAGCTTATCAAAAAGAAGAAGAATTAGTTAGCTCTTCGCCTTTTCTAGACAACTTCAAATGCTTAAATCAAATAAAAGGTGGTGTTAAATCATCAATCTCTAGAGAATCTTCCACTAGACAAATAGCAATTTATGACAATAACGGCGATTTAGTTGAAACATTCCAAAGCATTTTTATGGCTTCATTAAAGTTGAATATCAATGAAAATGCGTTTAATCGTAAAAATGAACAAAAGAGATTGCTAAAAGGTTTATATAGATTTCTTTACTTTGATATTACACCGATAAATAAAATTGAGAAACTTAAGAGATTAAGAAAATTAAAGCCTGTTGCAATCTATGACATACATACTAAAGAGTTAGTAAGCATAGGTTTCTCTAGTACTGAAGCAGCTATTAAACTAAATCTTAGTAGAGAGAGTGTAGCTCGTTGTTCTTCTGGTTTTTATAAAACAATAGCTAACAAATATGTAGCACTAAAAATTGAAGATATTAATACACCACCAATGACTCTAGATTTACCAGATGATTATTTCAATAGAAAACCGTGTGGTCGACCTACTCATAAGAATAATAAACAATAAGATATTATATATGTCACTGATTTATAAATACCAGAAAGGCAAAAAGTTAGATATAAAACCTGTAAATCCTACAAGTAGACAAGATGCAGAAAATCGTATTGAACAGGAAAAAGCTCGTAAAAACGCTGCTGATTTGGCAAATTTAGAATTTTATACAAAACAAGGTATGTCTAAAGATACAGCTCTAAAGCATATTGATTCTATGAAAAAAGGTCAAGGAGAATTGAAGGAGCACACACCACAAAACAGTGTTATGAAAGGAATTGACATTGTAACTAATCCAATGCATGCTTTGAAATATAAAATGAAGTATGGTTATGTACCAGATAATTTCACAGAAGACGATGAACCATTTTACAGTCCTGTGAGCGTGATCGATGAAGCTATATCAGATTTAACAGGTGCAGCTTTAATTAAAAAAGTCTTACAAGCCAAAAGTGTTATTAAACCTATAAAAAAATTTAAACAAGAATTAATATACAAAGGCATTGATCCTGTTGGTTACGGAGCCAAGGAGAAGATCAAACAATTTGTGCCAAATCTTATTGATTATACTATAACACCTGATAACAAAATAAAAAATGTAACTAAGAGTTTAAATTCTACTGATATTAGAGTAGGGCAAAATCGTTTAGATGCTTGGAGAACTGGTTTAACACTACCGCAGAAATATGATACTTTTAGCACAGGCTCTAGTGGTGCTTTAAAGATTAATAGTATGAACCCCAAAAATGGTAGATTTTCTACATTATATAATGACATTGAAGCTAGTCAAATCGACCCAGAAAATTTTGAGAAACTGATAGATTTATCTAAAAAACATAAAAAAGCTACAGACGTAAAAATCGATAATCAATATGGGAAGTTTAGTGTAAATGATTTCATGAATTATCTTAAAAAGAAGGGTGATCCAGATTTAAAACCTTGGAAACAAACTAGATTAGTAGAAAAAAGTAAAAACCCAAATTTTGACTTCTCAGTGTACGACTCTGACCAAGATGGTGTAATGGGATCATTTAGATGGGACGTGAAAAAATTGGATGATGGTAATTTACATTTTCAATCAAATGACAAATGGGATTTAAACCCTTGGGAATCTAGAGGTAAGATTAACATCACTCAAGACGAAAAGGAATTGAATCAACATTTTAAGAAAAAGTTACAGAAAGTAGAAGCTTTAAAATTATTAGGTGGTAAACCATTTGATGTTCAAAACAATTTCATTGTAAATCCAAAAGATTATTCGATATTAAAATCATTCAATATCGGTGGAAAATTACTTTATAAGACCCAAACACTTAATTATGATATCGTATAAATACCAAAACGGAGGTTCAATAGATGCTGAGTACTTATTACTTCAGCAGGAAAAGAAACGTTGGAATCCTAAAATGAATAAAACACCAATATGGGATCCTCAGAAAGACCCTTATAAATTCAGAACAGAGGTCAATAGCCCTCAAGTAAGTAAAGTAGACATGGTAGTTCAACCAGCTCCCATAAAAAGAGAAGACATTGCTAAAATGAAAGAGTACGTTCCTGGTGTTGTGCATGAAGGTGAGGACCCAAAGCGCAGAGCAATGCTGGACCAAATATTTTTTAATTTAACTGGGAAAGAGCAAGAAGACGAAACAATAGGTTCTACTCATGAATTAGTGATAGCACCTAACCAGAAAAACACACTTGAGATAATTCCATTCACAAAAACTAATACTACTTTAGTTCCTAAGAAACAAGAGGTAAAAAATACTGTACCTGATTATAGTAAAATGAATTTCAATAAACAAAAGTTGATAGGATTTGAGGGTAATTACAAGATTTATGAATCCATATCTGAGGATGGTAAAACTACAAAAAGAATATTTCTAAATAACAAAGGGGAACAAATACAAGAACCACAATATAATACATTATAATAATGAGTTTAATCTATAAATATCAAAAAGGTAATAAACTAAAAAATAAGGAAAAGAATTCTATGCAATTATCTAATTCAGAAGTTGCAGGTTTAGTTATGGGTGAAATACCAGAAGGAACTAGTGATATCGACAGAAAGCGTATATTATCTTTAAATGAGTTAATAAAGAAACAAGATAGTAAGAATTCTGCAAATTATATTGATCCTAAGTATGTTATGACACAGGAACAAATGAAAGCTAAAAAGAATGCTTCCATATCTCCTGATTACAGAACAGAAAATCAAAAAGATATTGCTAAAAGAACAGCACAATATGTAGAGAATCCTGGTATTATGGACTACATTGGTCAAGCGGGTTATATGCCATTATTAGCCTTATCTAATCCATTCACGATGGGTGAGAAACTAAAAGAATTACGTGCTATTAATAGTAACAATAATACTACTGCTTCACAAAAGTTCGACCAATCAGGTAACATAGGAACTGAGGCTTCGCAGTGGGCATTATTAAATGCTGCAACAGACGGTGCTATGGAAGGTGTATTACCGGCTTATAATAAAATACGTGGGGTATTATCTAAGCCTAAGGCTAGTAGCGCTGCTAAAGTTAGTACTTCTGCCAATATGGGTGAATTGACTAATTATATGAATAAGGTTGATAACATCAATAAAACTGGAGTGAACTTTCAAGAAGATGACTTTGCTAAGGCTTTTCAACAGTCTGAAAGAGCTAATATGAAAGCTAAATTACAAAAGTTAGATGAATTAGATAATTTCAATATATCTGATGATGAAATGAAAAAAGCATTTCAACAAATAGAAAGACAAGAACTAAAAAAGAAATTACAAAGATTATCTGAAGAAGATATAAAAAGTTCAATGAAATACCTTGGCTCTAAAGAAGTTACTGATAAAATTAACACAGCCAAAAAAGTGTTATCTGGCAGAGACAAAATCAAAAAAGATAATATAGGAGAACTAAAAGACTTTAATATTTCAGACGCAGAAATAAAGAAAGCTGTTACTCTAAACGAGAGAGATGCATTAAAGAAAAAATTACAAAATTTAGATAAAGAAACTGAACAAAATATTCCTAAGTACAATAATTTAAATATAACTGAAAAGCAAAAAGCTATGTTTGATGAATTATCAAATCGTTATCCAGGATTAAAATCAATGCCTGAAAATGAAATAAGTGACTTTATAAAAAACCATGAAAGCCGGTTTAAAGTTCCGGGTATGGAATACGGATTTATTGCAGCTGGTTTAGGCGGAGCTGGATTAAGTTATCTCACTCATAAAGAAAAACAAACTAAACCTGCTATTAAATTAATTGGTAAGCAAACTACTGCTAGTAAATTAAACAGAAAGTAATGTCTATATTATATCAATATAAACAAAAGAGTAAGATTAGTTACTTTCAAAATGGGGGAGAATTTCGCAATATATCCACTAGAGAAATAAACGAATTGTTAGAACCATTAGCTTGGGGTAAATATATAGAAGACCCAAATAGAAGAGAACAACATATCAAAGATATATTCTTTAATCTATTGGATTCAAAGATGCATCCGGAACAAGCAGAAGAAGTTCTACGTACCATGGGTTCCTATGGTGCAGAGGGCAGAGGAAAAATTGCTAAGGACGCAGCTTATTTTGGATATGATTCAAAGGATATAACAAGAGAGAAGTTACAAAATTATTACACAGAATATACTAAGTAATGGCTTTAATATACAAATATCAAAAGGGAAACAAGTTAATGACTCCTGGTATTATACCTATGGATCCATTAATGCATCAATATTTAGATCCTAAACAATTACCTCAGACAGGAGTAATTATTGATAAACGTACTAATCAAGCCTATTATATTGGTGATCAAAGTAAAGGTTCTTTTCCAGTCTTAACAGGTAAGAATCCTGAACGTAATGCTAATAAATTTGATATGAATTTGTTAGACAAGAAGAAAAGTTTAAGAAACACTCCAATGGGTTATTATACTTTTGAAAGCACAGCTACTAAAACTGATTCAGATGATCAAAAATATTACGGTGGTCTAGTATCAGCACTAAAACCAATCGAGGCATTTGGTCAACCTAAACCCAAGGCAAAAGACTTGGCAATGCATAGAGCATATTCAGATAACTCTAAAAATCCTAATGATCCTGAATTTTTAAGTAGAATGAGCAAGTTATTATCCAAGAACCCTTATGATAATTACGCTTCTTATGGTTGTATAAACTGTTCTAAAGAATCCTATGAAGCTTTGCAAAAGAATTTTCCGCAAGGAGATACTTTGTTGGTGTTAGACAGTAGATTACCAAAAGATGCAGCATTGTTAAATCAGGCTAAATTGAAAACTAAAAAATAAGACTATGCAAAATCAAGCTAAAAATCCATTTGAAAATTTCTTAGCACCTAAGTTCTTGCTTAAGTCTATGTTTAATATTATACTTCAAGAAGAAGATTATATAGAGTATGCTTATCGTACATGGCGTAAAATAGGTAATATTGCTTTAGCTACTCATTGTATCAAAGAACCAGTTCCTGATAATTTAGAAATAGAATTGCCTTGTAATGTTGAATTTATTGAAGCGGTGTCTACAGGTGATGTGTACTTAAATAATACAGATGACATGGTATACTACTTTGATGGCACCCAAAATATCAGACCAGTAGTAAACCAATATTATTATCCAGATATTTTAGCTGATACTCATATGAATAAAGTATCATTGTCTAGAACTGATATGCACCCTATTGGGCAATTAGTGCCATACGAAATATTAGGTTGTAACAAAAAGATATTACTTAAATCACCGATGAAAGGTCAAAATGTAAATATTATTTACAGAGGGCAAATATTGGATGATGATGGTTTACCTTGTTTATCACCAAAAGAAACTGAAGCTATAGCTTACTATGTTGCTTACATAATAACACAAAAGAACGCTTTTATGAAAGATCCTGGTGCAATGCAAATGTTACCTATGATTAAACAAGAAGCAGAAGTAAGAATGGCTGCGGCTAAAATACCAGAGTACGTTAATCAAAACTTCTGGGAACAAGTTCTTTCTGCTAAGGTTAGAATGGATAGAAAAGTATTTTACAATAGTTATAAAACTATGCAATAGTGAAACCAAGAACATTCCGATCCAAGAATCATCCATACCAATGGGATAATAGAGCTAAGATGGGAATGCATTCTTTATTTCCTTTAACAGAAACTGAATTAAGAGCTGTTATTAAGAAAAAGAAAGGTGCTCCAAAAGGCAAACTTCGTCAATTCTACGATGTAAGAAACAACAGAGAATTGATTACTAAAGTTGCTAGAGAATTATACTATATGATACTTTGGGACGTTCTTCATGGTTGCAGATTCTACTTTCCAGGTACAAGAAAAACCTTCATTCACGTTGACTACTTACCAGACTATTACTTTCAAGCAAAGAGAAGAGCTGGATTTTACTACAGACTAGACGTTTCAGTATGGGATTACAAGTTACCTGTGTTAAGAGTGAGATGTGCTAAATCTAATCGTGAGCATGACTCTATGATTAGTCTATCAGGTGCATTCTTTGCTACAATTTGTAAATATTGGTATGCAGGGGAAAAGATCGGCGGAAAGAAACCAAGAATGTTAAAACATTATTTACCAGATTTATCCGAAAGATTTGCGTATCTTAGAGAAGATTCTTTGAATTATATTGTAGATACTTTTTTACAAAACTATAAATTAGCAGTTGAAGGCGGTGCTAAGATAACTATTGCAGATGAAGCTAATTGGATGTTAACGCATCCTTTAGAATTATCAGATTATAGATTATACTATAATATGTGGCGTAAAAAAGAAGTGCAGAAAAAGATTATATCAGAAAAGAATAAGAAATTAGCTAAAGAACAAAAGGAGATTTATAAAGATGTCGCAATCAGTTAATACATTTACAGAATTAAATAGCGATAGTCATCCGTTAAACACAAAACCAAATGTGATGACAGATGCTGTTAATGCTACTTTAACAACTAGAGGTGAAAACCAATTAATAGTTCAGAATCTAAAGGGTACTGATCTTATTGGACAATTAACCCCAGGGTTTAAACCATTGGCTGTAGAGGTATATAAAAACATAGCGTATATACTATCAGCTAAATTTGATGCTAATGGTAACTTTGAAGAAGGCGAAATAGGTACTTATCCATCTCCTGATTATACTCAACTATTTTTACCAGTAGCTATAGATAGTAACTATTATCTTCCTTTGTTAGATCAATACAGCCCATTAAAGAATTTCTTACCAAATAGTTCACTACCAAGTTTTCCTTCACAAACAGCACTAGATCAATTTTTAAATTCTGATGAATTCTATAGAGAAGACTTTAGAACATCTTTATTTAATCTAAAAAATGATAATTTAGTAGAAATGGAATTACAACCGTCTTACGATGGTTCTATTAACATAATATTAACTGACGATTTTAATCCTATAAGATTAATAAATAGTAGATTTATAGTTGGAGAAGATAGTAAAACTGCATCATTAGCAGAGAGAAGACAAAATAAAGATACTAATACATATAGTGAAGCTAGATTCTTAGCTACAAAATTACTAAGAACTTCTAATATTATACCACGCTTAACATTTGGTGGTGTTAAAGCTGGTGGTAATTTACCAGGTGGTGGCTATAAAGTTTATTTTAAATATATTGACAGTGATGGCTCTTTATCAGAAATTATAGAAGAGAGTAGATTAGTTGCAGTATCCTATGACGATCATGGTGCTAAACCCACTGAGAATACAGGTAAGTGTATAGAGTTTACATTATCTAATTTAGATTTTAAGTTCAATGGTATTAAGGTTTATTACTCATATGTATCAGGTGAAATAGAACCAGTTACTTTAAACAAAGAAATTTTAGAACCATTTGATTTACCTAATTCAGGTGATATCACTATAAGAATCTATGGTACAGAAAATATTGCTGATATATCAAGAGATCTTTTAAATCTAGATTATTCTTCTATTGACAGAGCAAAATCATTTACTCAAAAAGATGATCGTTTAGTAATAGCTAATATAACAAGCAACAACGATAATTTAGAGAGACTTCGTGAGTTATCACAGTTATTGCTTATCACTGAAGATAATAAAGATTTAGTTATAACAGGAACAGAAAATGGATATGGTAATCCTAATGCAGTCTATTTTGACGTAGGTTACTGGGCATACGAAACTTATGAACTTGCTATAGTATACGTTCTAACTAATGGTAGAGGTAATACTCCAGCATTTCCTATGAGAGGTATAGATAATTCTAATGATCCTTCTCTAAGTTATAGCGCTAGTATGAGTAATCCAACTAACATATATAATAATATTATAACTGAATCAAGTGGATTTATTACGGGTAATGCAAAGGGAGAAAATAGATTAGGAGTATACAGAACAAATAAAAATAAAACATTATTAAAAGGAAATAAAGATACAACAAGTGTTCGTTATTTAAGAATTGATGTTAGTGCTTTATTTGCAGGTGAAGATCCTAATTTAGGTATAACGAATCCTTATCAAGATTTATTAGATAATGAAATAGAAGGCTTTTTCATTGTTAGAAAAGAAAGAAAAAAAGATTGTGTTGTACAAGGTTATTTTACTAATACTGCTCGTGTAAATATAAATCCTATTTCAAACGAAAATCCACCATTTTATTATGGTCAAAACACAAATATAAGCGTATTAGATAATGCTAAAGCGATTACTTCATTAAGAGAGCCATTTGGTAAAAAAGGCACTAATGTTGAAGTGTTAAAAGACACTAAGATTATACCAGCCCCGGGACGTATAATGGAAGTAATATCTGAAGATCGTTGTTTTACAGCAACTAGTACTAATTCTACAGGTGGTGCTAGTGCTTATAATGGTATTATAAATCCTAAAAGTATAAGTGTTCAAGGACAAGTATCTCCTGATCCTACTGAATATTTTACTGCAGATGGTCAACCAATAGAAATGAATTATGCTTTGTATTCTAACGATATGTTGGCAATGCCTTCATTTTTTGGTTCAATGTTTAATAATAGTAGAAAGAGTATATTGTTAAATGATTATAGTAATGTTATAGACAATACTATTAGAATGAGACAAATATTGAATGCTTCTTCAACTTATACTAACACAGGTGGTGTTGCGTCTTTATACCCATATATATTTACTGGAACAGGTACTACGTCATTGAATGCACCATTACCGGCGCCAGTACCACCACTTAGTGTTAGATTAATTTTTCAAGGGACGTCAAATGATATAAATTTATCAGAAGTAGCACCTATCACTGGGCAACTTAACGGAGTATTATCAGGGGATTTAAAATTTAGTTATTATGACAGTGTGTTAATTCCTTCTTGGGGTGATGCATTTGCCGGTTCTGGTTCTGCAGCATTATGGCCTTTCACATTAAATGTTGTTATTGATGAAAGTGGTGTTTTAACAGGTACTTTACCAACAACATCCAAATATCACAATCCACCTCTAGCTCCATCATACGCAAATACTAGGTATGATCTAATTCAAAATGGACCTATAACAGGTACTTGGGATCATATGCACCCGACAGTAAATACTTTTAGTTTAACAGGTAGTTTTACTATAAATTTAGATATTCGTGTTGAAAAATGGGCAATACCAACACCAGGGGGTACACATCAATTAGTGAGTAGTGCTAATAGAACATTAACTTTTACAGGTAGTTATGTTGATTTAATTTATACAAATGGTTCTAATCCGTCGATATCTTTACTGAATCCTGATGTAAATAGAACACAAATAAAAGTTTTACAACCAGATAATTTTTCATTCAATCCTGTATCTATACCTCATATAATAACAGGTCAGTATATATCTGAATTTTTAGATGGTTATAATGATGATAATTTTTCTGCTATATCGAGTCGAAATCATTACATTTACACTTCTAAAGAATATAACGGTAATTCCCCAGCAACAGCTATTGCAGAAACATTTTCACTAAATCAAACCAGACTGTTAGCTTCAGATTCTACTAGATACTCTGATTATGTTGGCGTTAGAATGAAAAATGCTGTCGGACAATACTTAGGTTATCCTTTAAGAAATGATTTTTCTCAAGAGTCTAACTTCATTAATTTCCCTTCTAATAATAAAGGTTTAACTGGTACAGACAATGGAGATTGGACTTACAGAGTACAGCATGAAGGTATAAGATTTGCAGTATTAGCTAATATTTATGATAGTGCTGATGGACCTATGTCTAATAGTAATTGGCAAAATAAATACAGTAATTTAAGCTTTGCAGAAACTTATTTTGCAGTAACAAAAAGATTTACTTTAAAAGAAATAAGAGATCAATATTTTTTAAATAGCATCAGAGATAAATATATTAATGTTTTTAGTGGTGATTGTTTTGTAAACTATACCTACAAGAGAGCTTTTTATGGAGCTGGCGTAGACGGTATACCTACAGCATCTGACCCCTCGTTATATAGAGAAGGTGAATTAAGCGCTGGTCTTTATTCAAAAGGTTTTGTGTTTCCATTAGTAATGGAATCTAACTATAATACAGCTATGAGAACTTTTGAGTTTAAAGACTTAGTAGAATCAGGTATTTATGGTAAAGAAAGAACGTTTTATCCTATTGACAATATTGATAGCATGCGTTCTAGTAGACAATTAGAATCTAAAGGAGTAAATAATGGTTATAATTATGATAATTCAGAAAGACAATCTGTTGCTTTAAACGATAGAGCACCAGTATTAAACATAAATTATGACACTAGAATATTAGTTAGTGAACCTTCTGTATCAGGTAGTTTTAGTAATGGTTACACTAATTTCTCAGGATTAAATTTTAGAGATTACACTAAACATTTAGGTTCTATAACTAAGGTTGTATCACATAATAATTATTTATTCTGTATACAAGAACGCGGTATTGGCGTTGTTCCTATGAATCAGCGTACTATGATATCTGAACAACAAGGTGGTGTATTCTTAGATAACGCCCAATTGTTAGATTCTAAATTACAAATGATATCTACGGAATATGGTAGTACTCAACAATTCAGTATTGTTAAGACTGACCAAAATGTTTATGGTTGTGATTTAAATAAGAATAAAATTTGGAAAATAGTTTCTCAAGGTGGACAACATGGTTTAGAATTAATATCTGATTTTGCAGTACAAACTATACTTAATAATTTCAAAGCTAAAATAGATAACAATAGTTTAAAGAATTTTGTAAAGGGTAATTATGATCGTTCTGCTAATAACGTAATATTCACTTACTACAATGTTGACGCCAGTGATTTCACAACTGATATTTTTGAAGTAGTGATAAACCTTGATAATGAACAAGTTACAGTAAGAAAACCAGCTATAAGTAGTTTATATTTCAATGAAACTTTAGGTAAATGGATATCTAGATTAAGTTGGGATCCATTATTTATGTTTGAAATCGGTAACAATATTTACTCTTTCAGCAATAGCGGGGATGGCTCTTTATGGAAACATTATTCCGATATAGCTCCTTATTGCTATATTTATGGGCAGCAAAGAAAATTTGAGATAGAGTTTATACTTGTTGATAATTCTTCTGCACAAAAAATGCTTGATAATTTATTAGTGATATCTAATAGATCATTTCCTGGCAGAATAAAATACACTATTGACAAAAATGTTGATTTAGAAACATTTGTTCCAAAAGACAATTCTTATTTAGAATTAATGTGCCAACGTCACGAAGATTTTTCTAATTTAGTATTAACTCCTGTTTATCAAATAGGTCAAATGTACTTCCAAATTAATGTTAGTATAGAAGAATTAGAACGATTAAGAGGAGGATATTTCATCTGGAATAATACAGTATACATATTAGGTTCTGTTTACACTAATAATAATATAAATTACATTGAAATTTTAGACGAAAATGCTAATATAGTTACAACAAATACTCCTGGAATTACGTTTAGTCGTTTAGAATTTGGTATAATAAAACAGAACATGGAGTATATAGAAGATCATTTGTATGTAGAAGTCGGTAGAGAAGAAAAATCTTCTATAATAAGAGATAAAGCAATTAGAATTAAATTAACATATGAAGGAATGAACTACACGGTAATACAATCAATAATTTCATTATTTCAATACTCATTTTCATAATGGCAAAAGACAATATATACGATCAAATTATTACGGAGTTAATCTTCAGAGCTGAACAAAATTCAAGCGCTTTTGGACCACAAATTATTATATCTTCTAATTTAGATAATAATAATATTGTACCATATTCCACATCATTAGCTTTCGAAATAACTTCTGAGATTATAAATATACCTATAGGTTATACTGTAAAAGCGAATACTCACACTATCTCTTACCCATTAATGGCGACGGATACTTCGAGTTCTTCTGTATTTACAGGCTCAACTAATAACACTATTAGTGGCACTGCAGGTTGGACTTATGTAGTCACTGTAAATGTTACTTTAGAAAAGACAGCAAGTCCCGACATAGTATTGTCAGATACCTTTACTATCACAGCAGTATCAAGTGCTTATTTTAAAGCTAATGCTGTAAACAATGATTTTAATTTAGTCGGAGCTGTTTCAACAATATTAGATACTTCTGTAAATGGCACGGAAATAGCGTGGAACATAGCTGCTACAAATTTTTACTTATATTTTATAGTGCCTACAGGCGTTGTAATAGATCATGTGCTAGACCACAATCAGAATGTTATTGCTGTATCTAATTTTGATGTTACCACTAATGGTGGTTATGATTATTATGTACTAAGCTGGTTTACACAATTATCACCTGCAGGAATATATAACTGGAAAATAATATTTTAATAAGAAAACATGACTCTAATTATAGACAATTTTAATCTAAAGAAACCTACGGTTTTAGACGAAAGACAAACACCAGTATTAGATCTTGTTGATCTTCCTACTATAACAGATATAGATTCTTTAAATAATCAATTTCTTTATGAGGGTTTATCAATATATGTAGTAAACGAAGCTTCTAACTACCAGATACAAAGAGATCCCAACACACCAACGGTGTTTATTTGGGTTAATATAGGACTAACAGTGGGTTTAGTGGTAGGTACTATTGATATAACTACTGTTACTACAGTATTAGACCTATCTTTAGTGGCACCAGCAATAGCTACATGTCATAGCGTAGTAGTTACTATAACAGATGGTAGTACTGCACAAATTAGTACAATAACAAATTTTCCATCAGATCAATTAATAACATTTTACTCAGCAGTGGGTGATGTGGTTACTTATGTACATACTGAATATGATACACCAGGTAACGATTCTATAGTTATAGAAGATAGTTTTAATTTTGACTTAACGGGTCGTGCAGACGGTAACGATTGTTTAACTCTAAAAAAGCATAACGTAAAAGTATGCCAATGGGCTGCAATACAATTTATAAAGAGAGATGAATTATCTAACTTAATGGCTAATTTTGCGCCTATTGATAATTTAAATTCTACTTCCACCACAAATCCATTATCAGCTAATCAAGGTAGAGTTTTAGATGCAAAAATTAATGCTAAGGCGAATGCATTTTTAATTGGACCTCATTTAAGATACTCTGGGACAGCATTACCATTTACATTAGAAGCGTTACCATATCCATTCAGAGTAATAGCAAATAACACTACTTTTTCAGCAGCAGTTAATGCGGCACAAACAGCGGGTATAGATTATAATTACTTCAGAGTATACTACTCTCAAGATGAAGGAACCTTCTTATTATCACCTGGTGTACCTTCTGTTTCTAGTTTTGGATCACACAACTGGGTACAAATAGCTAATGGAGTAGAATTACCTACGATATGTAAGTACAAAATTTATCCCGATGCTGCGTTGAATATTACAGCTGGCACAGATTATTATATAAAATTAGATGTAAATACCATAGTGGGCGATAACCTAGTTCAGGGCTTTAATACAGATGGATCAGCTACTATTAAAGTAAATACTAAATTATCTGATGGGTTATACAAAATCACTGCAAAATTAAATGTGGAAGTAGCTGCTGCACAAAATATCAAGTTACAACTGTATTTAACTGATGTTTTAGGAAATAATACTACACCTTTAACAAGTGGTGTTGTATATGATGAGCATTTTGAATCATCTACAGGCGCTGATGTATTAACTTTAAGTGTGTCTACCCTAGCAGAATGTACACAATTAAATCAAAATGTATTGGTGTTAAAACTAGTAACAGATACAGATTTCACTAATTTTACATTTGATTCTTATTGCGGTTTTGTAGAAATAAATAAGATTAGAACAATATAAATTAATAACGAATTTTTATAATGGCAACATCAGCTAAGCAAGTATTTAACATTCTTCAATATACCTTTTCTGGTAATAATACTAATGTTAATCCTAATAATTTTGTAGAACCTACAGCTACGTTTTCTATAAAACCTGGTACATTTTCTTTACTTACTCCACCAGCGAATTTAATTGTGGAAGGTTCGATAATTCCAAATGATGCTACAAATATTACTTGGGAAGTTTACGATGGTGTATCTGTTTCTCCTGTATTAACAGGGTCTAATAATGTAATTAATTCTACTCTACCAACACCAACAGAAGATACTACTTACACACTAAGAGTAATTTATATCGGTGGTAATGAGTTATTAGAATTAACAAGTTTTGTTGATCCATATGATGTTACATATATAGGTCAATTACCACTTCCAGGAGATAATATTACTATAGCTGCAAATTTAACACCTTTCTTACCAGGCTTAGTGGTTACATCACAAGAAGATGCATTATTATTAATGACAATAACTGCAGCTAATATTGGTCGATTAGTTTTTGTAGTACCGGATAATTATGGAACATTATTAGACATTTCTGATGAAAATGATTCTAGTGTTTTAAATGAATTCAATGTAGTTATTGATTCACCTAATAATCAAAAAATTTACGTTAAAATTGACACAGTAACACCAGGAAGTTATAAATATAAATTGATTTACTAATGTATACGAATAAAAAGAAATTGACTAATGGTTATAGAGTTGTGTCACAAGCTCCGATAGATGACCGTACTATAAAAGCAGACATAGCAGATCTTATTAACTTAGGTACTGATGATTACAAGGCTTATGAATATTATGAAGGAATGCGAACATTTGTTCTTGAAGAAAATGCTTATTATAAATGGGTAGAAGATAATACAGGAACTGGTCCAATTGGAGGATTTACTTATCCAGCGAATATAATATCGTCTGGTATAGTGTATAGTAATAGAACTTTTGACTTTGTAAAAATAAATTTCTCAGGGTCTGCTGTTATAGAAGGTACTTATGCTGATATAGCTTTACTGAAAGGTCAGTACATTGTTGATGCTACTTATAAAATCACCGATAGAGCTGATAATGGTATTTTTGTAAAAGCTGCTTCCAATAATAGTTTTCATTTAGACGCAACGGGTTTATTTTTAAATCAGGATTTTCAAGATATTGGTAATTACGCAGGAACTCCTGCTGTAAAAGGTACTAATAGAGGAGTATGGGAAGATACAGCAGAAGCCGGTTATGTAGTTAATGATATAGTTTTTTGGAACGGTTTACATTTTCAATTGACTAGCGCTACTGCATTAGGTGTCGGTGATAATCCAATCGCTAATACTACTGATTATACAGTATTAACAAAGGCTACAGCAAATGTGGGCTATATTAAAGAGACAGATTTTTTATTATATGATTTTGAAAATGATATTATTCTGTTAAGAAAAGATAAAAGGAATAATACTATCAATTATGAATATGCTTCGTTCCAATGGGGTAATAATAATGTACAAGACAATACTTCTTCTAATACATGTATATTTAATTGTTTAAACCAAAGGGGTTCCGTTGCTAAAAATGTGCTAGAAAATGCTGCTCAAGTAATTATTTCTGAGACACACGAAGGGAGCGTAGATGGGAATACTTTTTCTAATCAATACACTACTAATATTAGTTTACAAACTGGTATAACTGTGCAAGATTGTTTATTTATGCAACCTTACACTATTACTGTAGCTTCAGGAGTTAGCCAAGCAAGTAAAATAGTTACTTCAAATGAATCTAATTTTGAAATGGATTTGAGTATGTCGGATGCAGCAACCTATAATGCTGGAACAGAGACATTAACTATTAAAACGGCTTACAATTATATAGGGATATTTAATCTGACAAATCTTTCTGCACAAACAATATCTGTAATAGTTAATTTACCTACTACACACAGATCTAGATTTTATGTGCAAAGTGGTAATATACAAAACTTTAAACATGTTGCCGTAGCAACTGTTACAGCTAACAAATTAGTTTCTAGTACTGCACTTACTGATATCATTACTGGTAGAACAGATGGAAGTGATTACATTGAATACGAAAAGTCTGGTAACAAAAATAGACAACATTTAGTAAATATCTTAATCTAATTACTAAACTATAGAATATCTATCAAAAAAGATTTATACTCTTAATTATTCAATCAAAAATATTATATTAGAATTATGGTAACAAGAACTAATGCTAATATATTAGCAGACCCTTATAGTAATACTTCAAGCTTTATGTCCCCTAAAGGGACTGTGCAATCTAGTAATAAATTAGTACCTAAAGTTAATCCAGTAGGAGACCCTAATAAAATCAGACAAGATGCTATCTATGCAGCTGCTAATTTAAAAGATAAGCAAGCTGAAGTTTGGGAAAAACAAGAATTCAATACTGGTGCAGCAGCTAATAAAATAATGGCTAATGCCGGAGCTATAAAAAGTACTATTGATGCTACTAAAAATGCAATGAAAGCTGCTGATGCTGCTAAAACTGCTAATCAAACATTAAATACGGCTAAACAAGCAGGAGAAGTTTCAAAAGATGTTGCTAACGCGGCTAAAGTTGCTAACAGTGCAAAGAATGCTAGTATTGCAGGAGCTGCTGGGGCAGGAATAGGTGTAGCTGGTATTGGCGCAAGTTTATACGGAGAACATCTTATCAATAATAAGAAAGAAGATATTGGCGGTATTTGGAAAGGCGCAGGAACAGGCGCTGCTATGGGTGCTCAATTAGGTACTATGATCGGTCCTTGGGGTACTTTAATAGGTGCAGGCGCGGGTGCTATAGCGGGGGGTGTTATCGGTGGTTTGAAGGGTAAAAAACAAAAAGAAGATAGAATTGCTAGTGAAGCTAAGACTGCATCAGAATTAGCAGCTTATAACTCAAACATGGCTGAACAAAGAAGATTACTTAAAGGTAGAGCAGGCGATCAAGCCAAATTTGCTGGTATAATGAATAATGCTCAAATGTATAATCCAGGTTCAGGTAATCCAATCGTGTTTGCAAGAAAAGGCGGTAAGTTAATTCCTAAATTTCGTAGAGGCGGAGAATTAGATTTACAAAAAGAAAACGTAATTCTTGATGGCCCTTCTCATGATGATCATAATAAGACTGGAATACACAAAGATAAAGGTCTGCCAGTAGTACATAAAAGCGCTAAAGTTGCTGAAATAGAGAGTTTAGAATTAGTATTAAATAAAAATGCATCTGACAAACTTGAGAATTTAGTGAATAAGTATGATAAGACGAAAGATCCTAAGGTACTTAAAGAAATAGCTTCTTTAACTTCAAAGGAAATAACTGAAAATACTTACGATTATAGTAAAGAATTATTAGACTAATGTTATACTCTTTAAAAATAAAAGGTGAAGAATTCAAAGTAGCAATTGCTGACTCTGAAGCATTACATTACAAAGGTTTATCTGGTCAAGAAAGATTAGGTAAAAGAAAAGGTTTATTATTCATATTTCCTGAAAAACAAGAAGTTAGAATGGTAATGCGTGATATGAATTTCCCTTTAGATTTTATTTATATAGCGAATAGTAAGATAGTGAAATTAGACTCTTTAGAAAACAAGTCTACTGAATCTAGTAATTCAGGCGAACCAGTACATTTAGTATTAGAGGTTAACAAAGGTATCATAGAAGAACTAGATTTAAAAGTGGGTGATATAATTACTTTCTCTCAAGAAATTGCAACCCATTACAAAGGAGTTAAAAAGTTTAAAGAAGGTGGAAAATTTGAAATGGTTGGTGACAAAGTTTACAAAGTAAAAGAAGACGACATTAAAATAGACACTTCTAAAATGCAGGTACTAGATGAAACTGGGACTGTTGTAGCTAATATAGAGTCAGGAGCGAGAATATTTAGTAGACAACATACTAAAAAGATTGTTGATCTCGTTAAATCTAAAAGCGAAGAAGAATTAGGTAAAGCAATAGTAGAGATTTATAATATACAAAATAAGCAAGGCCAAGAATACGTAGAGAAATAATGTTACTAAAGTATAAAAATTTTAATACAAACATATTATCTGTAGATAACACTAAAGGCGGTGAATATCAACACAATAATTATGAGTATCTAGCTAGACAAAATCCTACTAAATTGGAGCCTAAAGAAAAAACTATGACTTCTACTGCTACTGAAGTATCGGAGGGTTCAGTGCCAGAAGGTTATAAATTAAAA